CCTTCTTTTGGATGTTATTATAGTAAGAAGACTAAACAGCTAATGTTTAAGGATCATGGTACTGGAGAATGTGGTAATGTAATTAAATTTGTATCACTATTTACAGGATTAACTAACTATTCAGATATACTTAATGATATAGTTAGTAAGCTTAAAATTACTAATGATACGAAACTCGTTAGCTCTAAGCAATATATACCGTCAACCGAGACAGTAATTGGTATTGTAAGACAAGACTTTACTCTAACAGATATCAATTACTGGTCTCAGTTTAATATTTCTACCACTACTCTAAAGAAATTTGGAGTAAGTAGTATAAAATATTATCTATGTAACGGAGTTGTAAAGGGTATTTACAAGGATAGTAATCCTATGTATGCTTATAAGGTCTATAACAATTTTAAGATATATAGACCTTTAGCAGATAAATATACAAAGTGGCGTAATAACCTGACTGAGAACGACATTCAGGGGTTTAAACAGTTACCTAAAACTGGAGATATACTCATTATTACAAAGAGTATGAAAGACGTCATGTGTTTATATGAGATGGGTATTCCAGCAATAAGCCCATCATCAGAGTCTACATTTATCCCAGATAAGGCTCTAAACCAGCTTAAGAAGCGTTTTAAACGTATAATTATCTTATTTGACAGAGATATAGCTGGAGTTAAATATCTTCGTAAAATGAGCCTTAAAACAGGCTTAGAAGGAATGTTAGTCCATAAAAAGTTTAAAGCAAAAGATATATCTGATGCAGTTAAGCTTAATGGATTTGAAACTATTAAAAATTGGTTATATGAAGAAATTTATTAAAAAAGTTGGTTTTATATTATCTATTCCATTAGTTTGATTATTAGTAATATATAATATACCTACTTTCTTATTAGACTATATAATAAACTGGTTACGGTCTACTAGTAATATGGCTAATATAATAAGGTGTTGGAAATTACTCAAATTTGGAGTAATTAGTCTATACAATAATAAAGACGTAACATTAGAAAGTACTATAAAAGCATATAATAAGGATGAATGGATTACATTTAATAGTACAAAAAAAATAAAGGTTAATGAGAAGAAAAAAATAGTTAAATAGTAAAGTACGAAATGCAACTCCAAATGAATATGATGGAATTAAATTTCGTAGTAAACTTGAAACTTATACATATAAAAAGCTGAAAGAGGCAAATATCATAGCAGATTACGAGATGCATCGATATGAGCTACTTCCAGCTTTTACTTTTAATAATAAAAAGTATAGAGCAATGACTTATCTACCTGACTTTGTAGGAGATAACTTTGTTATTGAATGTAAAGGATACCCTAACGAAGCTTGGCCTTTAAGAGAGAAACTATTTAGATATTACCTATATAGTAATAATATAGGAGTCAATTTCTATATAGTTCATAATCAGAAGGAGGTAGATGAGTTAATAAAAAAACTGAAAAAATGATACTATTTTATAGTATAATTATATATAAACTAACTAAAACTTTATACCATGAAAATCTGCGCAATAAGTGATATACATGGTCATTTAATTAATATACCAGAATGTGATGTGTTATGTATAGCAGGTGATGTAGTGAATTTACTTGCTCAGAGAGATAACGAAGAATCAGATAAATTCTGGTCTATTACTTTTGTCAATTGGGTAGATAAATTACCGTGTAAAAAGGTAATTGTAGTTCCAGGAAATCATGATATTTATATAGAAAATCTTATCAATGACATTGTAAAGAATTTAAGTTGGCAAGATTTTAAGACTAAGATATCGACTTTAACCAATGATAAAGTAGTATTTCTTGTTGATGAACTATATGAGTATGAAGGAGTAACCTTTTATGGAACTCCTTGGATAGCTCCTATACATTGGCAAACGTGGGCATTTGAAGATACTCAGAATGAATACGATGAGTATATATGCCCATATGAAAAGATACAAAACTGTGATATACTTATTACTCATGAAAATCCTAATTATAATGAAAAGCTTGAACATTACTGTTTTGGTAAGTATAAGCATCATTTTTTTGGGCATTGGCATGATGGTATATCATATGGTCATTTAAATCAATATAATTGTAGTATACTAACTGACAGTTATCTTGAAAGAGAAAGACCTAAAATAGTAACTATAGAATTAAGTAAGAATGATAATTGATAAACCGTATTATGAAGACAATACGAGAATATCAAATTCTGCTATTGGTTGGTTCTTGAAGAAAGGACCACGTTTCTATCGAGATATGATAGATGGAAAAGAGGAAGGATTAAAACTTCCTCAGCTCGAAAGGGGTACTATGATTCATGAATATATACTTCAACCAGAGGATTTCTGGAATGATTATATAATTCTTGATTATGAAGTACCTAAAGTAAAACAACAAAAAGATTTCTGTGAGACTTATGCTAATTCATTAGAACTCATAGAAGACGATAAAAAGATTACTGCATACAAATCTGCATACAGTAATTCAAAAAGCTCTGAAATCGTCTTAAAAGAAGCTACAGAGCTATGTAATCGCTATGCTAATTATATTAAAGCATTACAAAGTAAAAAAGATAATCGTAAAGTAATATCTTTTGCTGATTTAAATATGCTTAAAAATATTAAGAATAATATTGATAATCATAAGAAAGCAAAAGAGTTATTAGAGGATATTCCTGGAGTAGAATCTCATAATGAGTTTCATATTAACTGGGAATTACCTGTTGATGATTGGATTGCACCTTGTAAGTCTTTACTTGATAGATGTATATTCGATCATATAAATAAGAAGATTACTTTAATCGACTTAAAAACAACTAGCGATGTCTATAATTTTAAACATTCTGTAGAAGAGTTTGATTATTATAGACAGATAACTTATTACTTGCTTGCAATTAGTTGGTACATGAAAGATCAAGGAATTGATATTTCAGATTATGATTGTGAAGCATATATTATTGCTATTCAAACAAATAGTAATAATGAGGTGAGAGTATTTAACATGTTTAACGAATTAGAGTTAGATAGTCGCAAGGACCTCATTGTCAAAGCTTTAACAGAACTATCATATCATTATCAGACAGGTAATTGGGACCATACTCGTAAATATTACGAAGAAGATGGTACTGAAGAACTTGAATGATGTAAGTATTTATATAGTTCCGTTATGTGATGATAATATTACGTGGAGAGATTTAACTGTAGAAAGTGGATTTATAAATGCTTTTACATCTGATAAAAATAGACCTTTTTTAGAAGAAAAGGTCTTTCTTGTTTATGATAGTAGTGTAAATACTATTGAGTCTCTTGAAACACACTGTAAATTATCTAGGTTAGACTCTTACTACAATAAACGTTATATAACTATTAACAAAAGACATTATACTGTTTATTGTCTGAGTAATCCTAAGTATAATAAAGATATTAAACGTCTTCGTAATAATGGTAAACCTTTCACTCTAGATGCCATGCTAAAGATTAATAGATTTTGGCAAGGTATAAAAGTGCCAGAATTAGAAAAAAGGTTATTCTATAGCTGGTATAGATTTGGTGACTCTATAGAAGCAGAATTACCAGAAGAAGACTATTATAGTTATGAAGATATTGGTGAGTCTTCATAACTAAAAAGCCTACTGATTTAATAGTCAGTAGGCTTATCTTTTTATTAGAGTATTTAGACTAATTGAGAATTAATATAGAAACTTTAGAAGTTCATTAATTGATTCTGTAGGTAATTACGTTTTGATTTAGGATCTTGAGCTTCTATAACGCTCTTAAATGGTGTTACTTTAATGATATTTTTAAGTATTACAGGCATACCTTTATATACTCCTCTATCTATGATAGTAAATGGAGTTCTATCTCCAATATATGAAGCAGGATTAATCAAGTTTATGAAACTACTAATATTATCAAACCAATTGAAAGCTGCTGTTGGAGATTTGATTAAAGCCATAAATTCAAAAGGATTATACATAGTACGGAATTCAAATGCTGAACGCATAGCTAAATATGTTATTGATTGCGTTAACCAAGTATCATAATCATCATCTCCATCAACTATACTAGCTATAGTAAGTGCTACAGCAGTAGATGCAGCTATAAGAACTAGTTCATTTAGTACCCTTCTGACTGCATATTGTTCATATTCCTACATATTGTTATAATCAGCTAATAACTATTTAATAGCAAAATGTCTATTAGCAATTACATTCTTTAAAAATCTACCTGTAGATCTATAGTAACCCTCCTCTATAGTTTGTAAATCTAGATTATACTGTTTAGGTTTGAATCTATCATGTAAAGCAGAAATCATAAAGTTACGATGTAATACTAAGTATGAAGCCATCGCATTGGCGTGTACAGCAGCCTTATCTACTTCTCTGATAGTACCATCTATTCGTTTACTTATGATTTCTATTCTATTACGTACATCATTTAATAGTTTATCTGTGATTAAAGATTTATATTTATCATCCACTACTACATCGCCATTTGGAAGTTCTATATATGCATCATATAAAGTAGTAGTAAGCTATTTAAATTCTACGGCTCCTTTCTTCCTGTCATTAGAATAGAATTTATCTATATACTATTGCTTTGACATGAAACCTTCATTATCAACCAAACGATAATTGTGATAGATACTTAATAAAGTATGACTTTTAACAGTATAATCAGACTACGTATATCCGGCAAACCAAAAATTTTGATTGATAGAACGTAACACTTGACTCTAGTCTAACCTATCAAATAATTCTTTATTATCCTTTACTACTTGATTAAGCATAAGTAAATAAGGTAATCTACCTTTAGGATTAGGGTTACCTATATTCTACATCATATTAGGTAGTTCTCTAGCAAATTCAGATTTAGCAAAGTTTAAATCTTCTAAATCAAAATATCTACCCATTTTAGCTTCTAAAGTAGTATAAGTAGCATCAGTAAAGAATGAAGTACCTATAGACCATAAATTACCAGATAAGTTTACTTTAGTAACAAATCCTCTAACAATATCTAACGCTTTGCCAAAGTTAATATTATAACCTAATACATTACCTTCTATAGGAGTTTTATTTCTACCATACATTAATCTATCTACTAATAGTTGTGACTATTTATATACATTAGTAGATCCAGGACCTTTTAACTCCTTAGAAGTTCTTATAGATAACTATTTTAATAGATTAAGCATTAATTCTATTTCATCCTGTTTAGCTGACATATTTTTATAGTTAGCAGCCATATTGTAGAACTGTACTACAGCAGATACAGCATCCGTAGATATACTATTTGTATCTTCTAATGGAGTAATAAATCTAGTAGGTATTACTTTAATAGGATCTCCATTAGGCATAGTAGAAAACTCTTTAACAAAATCTAAATCATCTTCTTTTGTTATAGCAAAATCTTCTACGGCATATTTTAACTTATTTAATATTCCATCTTTACGATTCAATACCTACATAAACCTAGCCTCTATTTGCGGCATCATATTTTCATTACTATTAGCAAGGAATGATATGAAACTCATAGCCTCATTCATTGTATTAGTAATTTCATCATATAACTCCTTTACTTCAGGTTTATTCATTACTTCATTATAAGCCTTACTGTTATCATAATATTTCTTGTTAGGCTAAATAGCAGGTCCGTTTTCATCAAATTCAGGATTGTACCACTCTGAAGATTCCAGTATTTTAGAGTATTTACTAGATGGTACTGTTTCTGTATACTACTGAGCAAATTCAGGTAGTGGTCTAAGCTCTGTATAGTATGAAGCCGGATGCATAAATCCTCTTGTGTCCTCATAATGATTATTATTAAACCATTCATTATATGCTTGCGTACCTGCATTTCTAGCCTGCTCCATATCACGATAGTACTATTCTGTATTTACTATTTCTGCAAAATTTGAAAATTTATCGGCTCCCTCTGTTTTTTGAGTAGCAGTATATGCGTTTGCTATATCTTGATCTAACTATAATAAGCTTCTTTTCTCATCATCGCTTAATGAATTAATATCAATCTTATTAGTATGGGGATCCTTATACAAATTTTGTAATTGCCTTCTCCTCTAACGTAGTTTCTAATAAGTACTTTCAGGATCTTTATTAGCAGAATCAGATTCTAGATTAGCTATTCTGTCATAGAAATCTTGAGTATACCTAGTTACAGTATTTCTTTGTTTCCATAACTATACTTCAGCGGTCTCCCCTCCATATCTTTCTATTACTTTAGCTAAATCCTTTTCATACTTATCTTTATCTATATCATATTTAATATGTTTATTCACTTCTTCATGAAAGGAGATTAGTTCATCTGCTATTACTCTATCTATTCCAGTCTTTTCGCTACCGTCTATATTAAATATGTTAGATAATAATCTTTTCTGTTTACGTAGAGATTCTAACTATTTATATTCTGCTTCTGTAAGTAAATTTTCATACTATACACCATTAATTGTCATAGACTGGGTAATACTGTCTATCATACTCTGGATTTCTCTTTCAGCATCTCTAGTCTTCATAGATAGCATCTTATTTCTAAGAATGTAATATTCAGCTTTGTATCTTCTTTGAGCTCTATCTGCATACCACTTAGTTAGTTCATCAAACCATTTCTTTTGTATATCTTCATCTTGTGGTAGTACATACATATTGTTATCATCTTTAGAAATACCTAATTTTTCAGCCAACTTATCCATGAACTATCTCTAATCACGTTTTAATTGGCCATTATTTAATGGAGCTACTCTATTACCAGAATAGGTACCATCATCTAATTTTTCATATAATAACTTCTGTACATCGTTACCATATTTTTCTTTAGCAGCATTTACTAATTTAACTAATTTAATGCCAACCTCCATAGTTTCTCTATCTGTAGCATTTTTAGTATCATTAAGTAGTTTAGCTATAATCTATTGTACAGCATTATTGCTATTACTAGACATACCGAACCAATCCATAAATAAACTAGAATCATGTTTAGGATCATCTAACCAATTGATAGTATCCTATATCATATTCTACGGCATACCTAGTTCTGTAAGGTACTGCTGTAACATACTATAACCCTTAGATTTAAGTACATTTATAAACTTATTATTAACACTATCTATTTGTTGTGATAATGTATTAGCTAATTCTTTTATAGTATCATAATCAGGTTTATCTTTAAATATATCAGTAGTATCAAATAAATATATTATATCATCCATAAGAGGCTTATAGAATCCGACATAATCATTAGATAACTATCTAATCTGTTTAGCACTAATATTCTTTGTAGGTTTACTTAAGAATTTAATACTATCATTTATAGATTCATCAATATGCTATAAGAATTGATATATACCTTCCTGTGTTTCGGAATTAGCTAGTTGCTATATTGTAGTCTATAGTTGATTCCATACTTTAGGATTCTTAACAGTATATCTTTTGATAGAGTTTAATCTATCCTTTAAACCTTTCTGTATCTTCTCATATAATTTAGTTACCTCATTAATTACTCTCATATCCTCTTGAGGTATTGGAGTAAAGTCTTCTGGATTATATGTTACGCTAGGGGAAGATATTACATCTGAGATAATAGGCTCTTTGTTGGCGTCTAAATCTTTGCCGTTTGACCATGTTTTATATGATGTAGAGAATATCATTACTTTAGCTTTTATAGCTGCTTCTCTATTACCATCAAAATGATCTAATAAATCCTAAAACAGTATAGAAGGCTCCCCATTTGGAGCCTTATCTATACCGTAACCATTATTCAAATCCCAGACAGTATATGCAACTTCTGGTACAACTCTTTCTAATTCCTTCCATTCTGGAAGATTTTTATTTGGACATTTATACATATTTTTATCTGGAATTATAAGTTACAAATGAATTTTCTTAACGCTTCTTCGAGCTTATCTTGAGTATTAACATTATCTCTTGCCATCTACTGCGCGAATTCATTTAAATAGGTTTGTCTTTCATCAGCTGTTAGATCTTCTAATGTATCTAATACTTCAGATATTCTCTTATTACCTTGATCATACAAAGATATTAAATCTACACCATTAAGTTCTTTATAATTAGATATGCTTTCTGAGGTTCTAGTAAATGGATTATCTTTTAGAGTGCCATCCTCATTATAATAATTTAAATTCTTGTTATTATTATGATGCGCATAACAATATATACAAGATGAAGCACATTTATTATCATACCTTAATAAATCAGTTTTGCCACCATAACATGAACACAATTGTCTTTGTTTACCTGTAGCAGTTTCTGGAATACTAGTACCTAACATATTATTAATAGCAGCTACGGATAAACACGCTTCCTTACTTATACCTTCAACATTAAAAGGTTCAGCGCAAGTGCTCATATTTACTCCATATTTGTTCTTAAGCTCTAACATTTTGTTTTCTATACTTTGTAATATTTCAGGTCTAGCATGTAAACTTTTACTATCATAGAATTTAGAGTAATCATAACCTAATTCTTCCATGAATCTTTTGGTAGTAGAATATTGGTCCATTACTGAGAATCTTATATTCTTAATGCCCATTTCTGAAGCTCTACGAACTATATTTTCTACATCAGAGATTAATGTTACACCAGGAACAATAGGGTCTATACGTACAGTTACCATTTCTGGATCTAAACCTTGTTTAATGAACTCTTGTATTCTATCTAATAAATCATTGTACTTCATTACTCCAGGCTCCCATTTAGTTCCCCCCAAACCAGTAATGCTGAAATGAATTAGCTTAGGTATTTTATATTCTAATAAGTTCTTTAACGGCAATCCGTCGTGCTTAGTAATTAAATACAAAGCAGCAAAATCATTTCCTGTATAAGAAGTATTTCTAAATTTATCCTAAACACTCTATCTACCATCAAGTATTTCTATTATTTTTTTAGAAAAGAATACTGGGTCAGTATGTTCTGAGGCAACTGCTATTCTGGGATTATTTCCAGCATAAGGTCTTAACTTAATTAATTCTGTGTTGCTCAATATAGTTTTATCAGACTAAATAGTTTGGAAGCTTTCTTGAGGAGAAGAAAAATTCACAGGATCGTTCTTAGTAGAAGAAGTGTTATTAAACATTTTATCTATTTCTCTGAATGTATTTTCATACACATCTCTAATAGCTTCAATACCATTTTGATTTATATTACGTGTGCCTATACCAGCAAAATTAGGAGTAAGTGTAGGAGTACCAATTTCAACCCAATCTTTATCTATATTAGTATACCACTTATTACGCTCTTGATCAAAAACATAAACTGGCTTATTAACATCTATAGCCATCTATACTGCCCAGCCAGTACCTCCGTCAACTATACCGTTCTTTAGTTGCCCTATTGCAAAAACAGCATCAGAATTTTCAACCTGTATCCAGTTGCGAGCTAATAAATTCATATATTTGTCAGGTCTTCTATGAAGTGTTTCGTTTGCTTTATGTACATGCTATTTGCCTCTTTCAAACTGTTCTTCAGTTATCTCTATATTACCATTAGGGGTCTTAGTTCCATGATAATAGTGATTAGATACTACTCCATATTCTTCTCCTATTTCACCCCACATAGTATCTGAACCTATAGCCCCTCCAGAATGATTGACATAAGTAGTAACAGCGTTTTCAGTATCATTATCATTGGCTTCTTCAAGTACAACACCCTCAACACTATCGTCAGTATCATCTTGTTCATACTCAAATATTCTATCCTGCTCAGCTATAGCATAATTCATACCAGAATATGATGGTAATTCTCCAATATGATGCATATACGCTTTATCTTGTTCAAAGTAAGTTCTTTCTACTTCATCAGTCATATCAGATAATGCATCAAGATTATTCAAAGCTTCAAAATAATCCCATTCATTTTCCTTATTGAATTCAAATTGAGTTGATAAACCATACTCTATAATAGTATGACCTTTATAACTATAACCCTTTTTAGATACCAGCCCATATATAGGAGTGTATAGAGTTCTGCCAGTAAGCTTCCCCTACCATGTTCTTTCTGGTTTGTCGATATAACCTATTAATCTATACACATGCCAATTAGCAGGTTCAAAACCTAAACTGTCTTTTACCTTAACATAAGGAGGGAATATTGGGTATTTTATATCATCTACTGTTACCCAGTTTAATGGTTTAATAACAGCAGCCTACATATCAGTTCTCTATCCAAATATAATATTTGGCATAGCTGCATCTTTATTAAGGCTTACAGATCTTAATGGAGCTTGATATTTACCGCCATACATGTCTACAGGTCTTACTAACTTATCATTCTACCAATTATTCAAGAATAAATCCTCAATGTCATTATAAGATTTATCTGCATTGTTAACCATTTGATCTAATTTACCTTGAATGAATTGAGTATAACCCATACTTATTCTTTCACTATTAGGTAGATATTGGAAGAACGCATTCATCACTGTATTATCTCCAGATGTGTAGAAAGAATATACTGCTAAATCTCTGAACAATCTCTTAACTGATGGTTCTGGATCATCTAACAGTTGTCTCCAGTAGTTAATAAGATTATTAGCTTGTGCCTAATCTGCATTTAACTATTCTGATCTGTCAATAAAATCTAAACCATTTTTATTAATATTAGGGATTAAGTAGTTAACAAAATCATTAGCTATAGTACCATCATTATTTAGTAAATGGCTTAATCTAGGATTACCCTTTAGTACTTCCTACTTAAATCGATACAATCTATTAGGTATAGAATTACGTCCTTGGAACATAGTATTTAAGTCTATATTGTTATCCTTAACATATTGATTAAAGAATTGACTCTTTATCTATGCCTCCATGCCATTTATCACAGTATTAAGTAATTTAGAATCAGCATTAGCAGCTCTACCTAGTAACGATAGAGCGATATGTTTTTGATTAGCAAATTGATCAGTACTACGCAATAATAAGTTTCTGAATATAGATGAACCTAAAGGTATACTATTTTCTGTTTTTGTACGGATGAATGTTTCATTAAAGAATCTAGTAACTTCACCTTTAGCGAATTTACTATTTTCTTCCATATCTTTCATGCCTTTGTAATATATATCCTACTCAGCAAAAGTTTTACCTGTCTTCTTAGTATCAATCTTTGAGAATTTAACTAGATTAGCCAAGTCGTCTGCATAAGGTTTAAGAGCTAACCAAGCGTAGTATATTCTTACTTGTTCCTCATTAAAGTTTTTAGAATCTTCTGGGTTTATCTTTAATAACTATCTTGTTCTTGATGTTACTTCTCCTTCATCGTTAATATAGGTTCTAAATAAATCTTGATATTCTGAAGCTTTAGTTTTGTTCTTTCTATTTATGTATTCATACTTTTTACGTAACTTTTTAGTAGGGTCGTATTTATCTAATACTTTTTCAATAGCTTCTTTCTCAAGTTGAGAGGGAGTCTTAGTTCTATCAATACCATATTTACCTTTAGTCTTAAGTACTTCATTGGCCATCTCTACTAAGATAGGTTGTCTGATAAAATAGAATGTTTGAGCACCTTTACCTGTACGTAATAGAAACGATACCATATTATATGTCCAAGCATTAACATTCAACTTAACGATATAAGGATCTTTAGCTATATCTACGAACGCATTAATCATAGCAGATAACCAGTCTAATATACGACCTCCTTTAGGATTACCTTTTGTAGGATAGTCATATATTCGTCCAACATCTTCTATCTCTAAAATTCCTGTGAAACCATCGCTCTACATTCTAATACCTACTAACTAAGTAAGTATGTGATGAGCATTATTCAATGCAAATGGACCAATACCAGCTTTACCTCCTGTATATTCTGCCTTTCTATCTTCTTGGTATCTAGGAGTATATACTTCAAATGGTTCTGGATGATATGAACTAGTACCTTCAATGTCTTTTAGTATTCCTTTAACTGTATCAGTAGCATCGTCAATAGAACCTTTTAACATAGCTGAATTATCTTTAGTAAGAAGAATTTTGATATACATTTTAATAATGTCATTCTTATAAGCGCTAGCCACATCTTCTCTAGTTAAAGCATCCCCATGAGTTATAATACCTCCATTCTTATTGAAGGAGTATCTAGCTACATACAGTTTATCAATATCAAAGTCAGACCCAGTAAGCTTAGTAAAACCTTCAGGTAGCATGATAGTATCACCCATAATTTCAGGGAATACATCTACGAATCTTAATGCAGATATTGATGCAATAGACTGTGTAGGAATACGATAACCAATTCCAGTAGCATCTGCACTCTATCCTATAATATTATGATCTAATAACCACTTTCTAGCTTGTTTAAATGTCATTTTACTGTAGTTAGGTATCATATGTTTAAATAGATTTATACTTACTACAGAGTCCATGGAACCATCCTTATCATTAATCATGAGTAATGGTTTTCCATCATTGATCATATCTTCTGTAATAACATTCTAGCTAGTAGCTTCGAGTCCAAATGCAGATCTTTGAATGAAAGCTCCACCAGGCATATGAACATCAATAACTAGTTTATTAATCATAGATATAAATCTACTTTCTAACCATTTATTATCAGATAAAGCAGACAAAGGTATTACAAATGCATTATTCTTAGTTTTAAGACCAGATAATACATTATCATTAGCGTCAGATTCTCTAGCGTCACGCTCTAACATATTACCTAACGCTGTAACATTTATATTACCGTCTACAAACAATTCATCTACTATATCCTATCTACCCATATTAGATAAAGTATTCAATGCTCCCATTACTGTATCATTGATTTCTCTACCTGTTACTTGAGAACCGTCTGGACCATATAAATCATCCTTACGTAAATTAGATAAGTTTACTTTTAAGAACTGTGTACCAGCCATCTATTCCGGATGAGTATGTGGATTAGTCTCTAACTGCTGTCTGATATATTTAAACTTCTACCTGTATGTTACGAGTTTACTCAAATCAGTAATAGTATTACCCTATCCGCTTTCTGCCCAGTCTACTATAGAAGCAGATAATACAGTCTAACCATCTTTAAGTTCTATTTCACTATCTTTAGCCTTTCTATAGTATGCAGTAGGAGATTCTGAACCAGCTTTAACTGCAGAATCAAACATAGCCATATCAATAGGATCATTAAGATCTACCATTCTGTCATATAAAGCTTTAATATCTCCAGTAGCTACTGATTTAAATAACGGGAATAAAGCCATCTTATTAAAGTAAGGTATACCTAATCCATTTCTAAATCTGGTACCGAATGCTATATACTTCATAGCATTTAATATAACTTTATTAGCTTCTGCATATAACTTAGGATCAGATTCCCATTTATCTGCAGTATCAGGGTCGGTCAATACTTCAAATGCTCGTTTAATGTCAGCATTCCATACACCACGCATCCTAAGTAAATCTCTAGTCATATTAGGACTTATATATACAGCTGCATCAGCCACATTAACTCCTTTCTTATAACCAGCTACAGCTACTTTAGCTGCTTGTTTAGCAATTTTAGTTTCTTCAGGGTATATATTTTCTATATCGCGTATGCTAAGATCTTTTGCCTCATTCCAAGCTTCTTCTCCTAACATTTCCTATATAGTTTCTTTTATATTTGCCCTATAGAATAAACCTTCATACTCATGATACTGTTTATCCATGATTTCGTGATCTTTAAGCTCTGTAACTACATATTCATCACGCATTGGATCATTAAAGAAGTCTAATCTATTATTCAAACCAGTTGATGTTAAAGAACCTAAACGTTTGATTTTGTCAATAGATACGTCCGTTATACCCTCTCTATCATACTTTACTTTGTAATACGCAGGTGAACCACTAAATAGCTTTTCTACTTCTTGAATAGATATTATACTATTCATCACATAGTCAGATATCATATCGAATACTGCATATGCTTCCGCATTAGCACTATCCACACTCTAATATCTAGCTGATCTTTCTGTTACTACATTATCATCAAGTAATACATTACGTATGCTCCATATATTACCTTGATCATTCATAGTAATTAAACCAAGATCTCTAGCATATTCTAATTCTTTCTTTACTCTACGATTAATTACTCCAGCTAAGAAAGCCTTTTGTGTTTCTGGAGAAGTATTAAAGAAATAGTCTTTAGCTAATTGTAAACATTCTTTAGCTGATTTGGTGGGGTCATTAAAGTTAACAAAACCTTTATTAGTATATATACCGGTTAAGAATAAGAATCTAGCTCCATTACCTTCCAAAGTTACAGTGTGCTTAACTCCATCTTTATCTTTATAATCATATTTATTAGGAGTATGGAAGTTTTTAATACGTCTAGATGGCTCAATCCAATCGTTATTTATAGTACCATCATCATTATAATGTAATCCTGTTTCTGGATTATAATGATTAGTATCATCATCTATCTGTCTTAAGCACAACTCTATTTGGTTTAATTCATCGTAGCAGTAACCTAATAGATAGTCCATAACTTGCTCACCATACTGAACAAAAGTTTGACCATTGTTATTATTGAATCTAATAGGTTCATGCGGCAATGTTATTCCTTTAATGAAATGATAAGTTTTCTTATCTGCTACTGTAGGGAATATTATTCTATTATTAAATACAGCTGTCATTTTAGCTATATAGTCTTCTCTATCAGTGATACCGTGGTAATCTCTACCCTTATCTCCAGTAGTAGTATCCTTAAAGTTAATAAAGGTTTCCATTGATAGATTTCTATTACCTCCTCTAACTGCTTGCAATATAATAGAATGCTCATTATAAACTACAGATTCTAATTCCTAGAATACGGTAGGATCTGATACTATTTCATTAAGTCTATCCTTGGCAAAATTGTTCTATGATACCATATAATAAGAATTACCATCAGGACCATAGCTACTCAAACTATTATCTGTAGCATGTGTAAATGCATAATAATTAGCTAACTCTTTAACGTAACCTATATTATTCCATACCTATGTAGGATCAACAGTTACTTCATTCACTTTAATTTCTTTAATAGTACTATCGCTATTTATAGCATTTTTAATTGCCTCAAGCACACTTACTATTTTTGGAATACCACCGAAATTAACAGTTGAACTAGAGAACTCACTAATAAGAGTAAATGCATCTGATTTAGGATTACCGTATCTACCAGATAATAACATTTTATCTATAGTAGGTACATCAATGCCGATACCTATTACATTAAACATGTTAACTAAATACTTCTTAAGCATTTTCTAGTTAGATGTTTCATGTAAATCAATATTTCTATCTCCTATCTTAAGTATACCTTTATTATTTCTAAATGCAGTAATAACACTATTGAAGTTCTTAATTACAGTATCTAAAGCCTTTTTAGACCCTTCTTCTGCTATCACTTTACCTTCTTTATCGTATTTAAACAATCCAGCATTAGTAAATAATGCTTGAGACCATACTTTAGGATAAGTAGCAGCTTTAACATCAACTGTATTATCAGTAAGTTCATGTTTAATGAATCCTGTTTCTGGATCTTTACTTATCTTAGCAGTTACATAATTGTTTATATCACAAGTAACTACCGTTTCTATCTTAGTAAGCATAGCTTCAGCATCAGCGGCCTTAACTAAATCTTCTTTCTGATTAGAATCTTTAATCAGTCTGTTAAGTTTAAATAATAAAGCAGAATGAAAAGCACTACCATTTTGAGCATAAGTAGCTACTTTATCAACTATATTAGCTATAGTACGACACCCAGATAAATCTTTAAGTATATTGTCCCATGCAGTCTTAGCATCAACAAAATTAGCAAAATGAGTAATAGGATCTATCTTCATGGACATAGAACCATCAGGGCTAATCTCATATAGAGGTATAGTTTGGAAGAAGAACTTAACCTCTGCAGGAGCATTATCTTTAATAGATATATTCATTCCTTCTACCGTATGCTGCCCTATATTAACTCTTTCTGCTCCCTCTTCTATATCACTTATAGTTTCATCCTCATTACGATCTATAGCTCTAATACCTAGTTGTTTTAATCTAGTAGCTATAGTTGGCATAAATACAGTCTCATATTTCTCAAGAATCTCATCCATTACAGGAGAAGGATAAGTTCTAGCTTGCGCTTCTATAATAAGCTTAAGCCTTTCAAATTGTTGATTATCCTCAGCCAATGCTGAATATTCAATATTAGGCACTGTAGTTTGTCCATTTACTCTAAAGAATGCATATGTGAGAGACTTGATTATATTATCAAATTGATTGTATTGAGTAATTGTTTTTAACTCATAACCAGCTACTTCTAGATTAGGACCAGATGTACCGTATATTTGTCTAAATCTATTTACATTCTCTTCGTTAGGCTTAATTCCATAGAACTTGCCTCTATTAATATCGGAATATATCTTAGCTAATGCGTATTGACCAGTCCTAGCCCACAGCTTAATAAAATCTAAAATCCTTCTAAACCAATTCTTAGTATCAAAGGCGTAGCTTCCAGCTTCATTTAGCATAAAGTCTCTAAATTGATCTGCTAAAACTTCTTCTATTTGAGAATCAGTCATTTGAGGATTCTTTTTTCTCATTCTATTATATATTCTTTCTCTTCTTTTATTATCTATCAAGAGTAAAGAAACTCTATGCCATGCTTCGTGATATTCTGTACCTACAGGAGCAAAATTACTAATTAATACAGAATCTTCTATTACTCTACCTACTACAGCTGTACCAGCTTCTGTAACATCTATTATAGTAGGAATAATCTGAGGAGATGTTCCAAAAGTAGAGCTTAACCATTCTTTAGCTTGCTCCGGATCCATTCTCTCATTCACCCATAAAGCGCCGTCTTCCTGTACTTCTACTTCCATATTGGGACCACGCTTCTTTCCATCTAATATGGCAAATATATCTGCCATATTCACAGAAGTCTACTTACCACTTTCATCTGGTAAAGTAAATACTTTAGTCTTAATAGGATCTTCGTATTCTTTCTCTACCTTTTGTTGAGCCTACTACTATATCTTTTCGGCAGTTTTATCTGCCAACATTACATCATCAACATATATATTAGAATCCCACAACTCATCAGCTATATCAGTGAGTAATATACCCTATTTGATATACCACCCTAGAGTACTCATACCATTAGGATGTTTACTGTCAATAGTCTTACGACCATTACTTCCTACAATTATACCAAATTCACTCTAGTCTAGTTCTATTAATCCAGGAATAATAGTAAGCTTATCTACATTACTATTCTTTAAGAATGCAGCAACTGACTTAAATCTAGGATCTGTTACTTGTGATTGCAAATCACCTCCTAAATAATAAGTATTAAGAGCCTGCTCATCTATGTTCCAATGGAAATTAGACATTATATAATTTTTAGCTTGTTGTCTAATATCTGGTTGACTAACAAGATCACTTATACTATAGCTAGTATTACCTATTACTAAGTTACCATTATCATCTACAAAAAATTGTTTTCTTTGTTTGGCTTGAATCTGTTGTGGAGTAAACCTAGTATCATTAGGATTTACAGCTGTATGAGGACCAAAGTTTACTATAAAGTCTAATATGTCAATGGGTCTAAGATTAGTCTTAACTCCTTTAGCATCAGTATAGAATTGTTCATTACTAGTGACTAAATTCAATATTAGATCTGCTATTTGAGGTTTGTCCGCAAATGTCTAATAGTTTAATTTAACTAATTTAGTATCGTATTCGCCATCTAATCTAGGAACTTTTAATACCCACATGGGTTGACCAAGACTACCACCTTTTACAGACAATATAGTATTTCGTAACCTTATTACCTCATTGTTTATAGGACCAGTAGTTATACCTATCTACGTATTATCTGGAGTTATTTCAAATGGATCTTTTATAGTTAACCATGCGGAATCTAGTAAGCTTCTATTCTTAGGGCTATTATCTGGATTTTTTTCATTTCTAAATCTTCCAGTAGTAGCTCTAAGAGCTGTAGGAACTACCTCAAGGTTTGGATTCTTTTTAGTTTGTTCATACAGTTCTATAATCTTATTTCTCAATCTGACCAGATTATCTACAATCTTAGTCTATTTTTCAAACGGTAGCCTATTAAACGGGCTATATCTACCTCTAAGACCACCTTCAACGGTTTTAATAGCTCCGGCGTATTTTTTACCTTTGTAATCAAATATAGCATAAATAGCAGGTTCTACTTTTCCGTCTTTATTAGTATAATCGTGCACTTCAAAGTGAACCCCGTTGTTCATTACTTCAGGTATAAAGTCAGGTTTACTACTTACTAACGATAAATCATCATCATTAAGGTAGTCTTCCATTCCTTGATATCTCTTAGATATTCTAATGTAATTACCATTAGCATCTCTAGAACCTTCACTCAATCTGTAATTGATTTCATGAGAATATGGGTCTTCATCTTTATCATATGTTAATTCCTATGTATTTACAGTAGTGGGCTATTCTACTGGCATCTATTCCTGCTGAGGCTACTGTGGCTGTTGTAAACTATTGGCTGCTTCTGCTCCTAACCAATCTCCCATTATACTAGCTAATGTTGGCAATTCTGCCTAAACTGGTTGTTCTTGTGTAGGAGTAGCAGGTACTTCTGGAATAGCATCTGCACTCTTAGTAGGAGTATTGTCATTTTGTTTTACTACTTTATCTCTATCTTCTGATTTTATTTCCTCTAACTTTTCTGCAGCCTATTGCTCCTCCTATCTAGCTTGCTTCATTTCTTCAAGTCTAGCCGGAGCCTAATCTTTTATACGTTGTGCTATTTTACTGTGGCTCTAAATAATAAACTTTGATAATTCGGCTTGAGAGTTAAGGGTATCTGCTAGTCTATTAGCTCTATTAGAATTACCGTTAGTATATAATTCTTCCTCTAACTACATTCTAGTATCTCGCATATCTTCCCAAAGATTCTTCAGCCCATCTTCAGAATTTTCCATATACTTAGATACACTATACTCTTGATAGTTATTTCTATTAGGATTGAAATATGAATAGATATCCCGCATAGCTTGACCTGCATCAGCATACGCTTTACCTACTTTATATTTTGTACTAGGTACTAGTACAGTATCTCCTCTAGAGTTTCTTTCTTGTTCAAAATACTTATTATGTATCTCTACAGCATTTTGTCTCAGTGATGTTACATCTTCCGGTTCAGTAGCTGTATACTCAGTAGTATCTTGAGCTTTACTTTCTGCAGCAATGGTAGGTTCAGGATTGGTAGCTTCAGGTGTTGTTGTAACCTCTACAGGTTCTGGAGTTATTTCTTCACTATCTATTACTTCATCTTCTTGCTTCTTTCCAGAGTATAAATCATCTAGCTCCTGTACAAAAGTATCTTCCTGATCTTCTACATCTAACCACTTATTGATTTTTGCTATAGCTCCTTTAGGACTATTCATCGCGTCTCTCTCAGCCTTAGCTCTTTCAAAGTCAAGATTTGCTATAATTTCTTTTTCTTGTAAGTCTTTAAGAGTTTGATGAAGGTTGGGAACATTTAGTTGTTCCTCTGTAATACCTAAATCTTCTGCTTCTTTATGCAACTGTTGATAAACATCATCTACCTGTTGTTTATCTTTATTTAATAAATGCTTAAATTTAATAACATCAGACTTAGAGGTACGTATCCCAGTATTTTTTTCCAGTTCTGATAGTTTACTACCGTTATTAGTAAAATCAGTTATAAGTTGATCATATAATTCAGTCTAAGATTTCAATCTAATCAGATTACGAATAGCTACTTCTTGATCAGGAGTTACATCTGGTTTAATAGAAGATATATACTATGACATCTCAGGACTATACATCAACTGATCTACTTCTGATGTTATATTAGCTCTGTTATTACTAGCTTCAGTAAGTAGAGCTTCGTGGTGTTCTTTTAATGCTACAAATACATCATATTCTTCTGTTCTAGGATCTATACCTGCTTTCACTGCTTGGCTCATAGTAACAGGAGAAGTGTACATATTTCTTATGAGTTCGGCTCTTTTTCTTTCATTCTGTACATCCTATATGTCTAAACCTTCTGTTCTAGATACTATATTTTCAGCTTCATCGAAAGAATTCATAAGATTATCATACTTACCAGTTCTAATGAAGCTACTATACATAGTATTCTTTCTAACTCTATCTTTAGCATCCATCTGTTCTGCGTATAAAGCAGATACAAATTGATCCGTAGGTAATTGATTATTTACTTGCATTACTGCAGAAGGAGCACCATATACAGTAGTCATTAATCCCCCTAACAATGCACCACCCTTAAAGTTCTCCATAAACTCCTAATCATTTGAATACACAGGATCCCACGGAGTAATAGCTGCAAATATAGCACGAGCTCCAGTACCAATATTACGTATAAAACTTTTTACTAGATTTGGATTAGCATCAAAATTATTATCTATATATCTCTATCCTTTAATGTACTGAACACCTTCTTCAGCCCCTTCAAGTATACCAGATACTAATATACGACCACCTAAATCAGTAATGGCTCTACGTTTAGTTCTCATAGGTAATCTACCTACATTATCTAAGCCAAAAGAAGTTATATCGTCTATTCTATTAGATAATTGTTCTTGCAATCCCTTCTTTAGTTTAGTACCTTTATCAGCTAAAGTCTTTAAACCTTTTACTTTTTTAGCCATAGAACCTATAGGTACTACTTCTATTGCTTGTTGGGCTATATCACTAATCGATAAAGCCATGTTATCTATATATAAAGATCTTAGACCTTCTCTATTGTCTAACATAGCTTTATTAAACTTTCTATTGTTTATTTTGATATCTCCAGAAAGTATACGGTCATATACATACTCATCATCATTAATTTGATCTGCGCTATAACCCTATTGAGCCATCTTAATCTTAGCATCAGCTAATACACTTTCGTCTACACCTAATTTCTTAGCTGTATTCTTTACTGACTGCTTGTAGTTCTAGAATACTTCAGCTTTAGACTCTTGATCTCTACTGTATAAATTAGATCCTATAGATATTAACGCAGCAGCTCCTGCCACTAATGGATTACCAGCACTGGTAGCATAATAAGCAGATATAGTACCTAACAAAGAAGAACCGACAGAAGCAGCACTAGATCCTGCTAAACCCGGTAATTTGAATAACCAAGTGTCTATGTCAGAATAATCCATACCAGGCTTTTCTTTGTTCTTTCTATAATATTCTGAGGTTAACTTTTCATCAAATCTCTTAACTTTGTCAGATTGTATTTCAGCATCTCTAAGGGAAACTATCCTCTTGTTATAGATATTATCATCTTCCATACTACCGTCAGGTCGAGTAATAGGGTTGATTTCTTTGTCTATTTCTATTAATGCGTTATCTAGATTACCTTGTTTAAGACTACCTGTAATATAACTATTAAGATAATTGTTATTGAATTTACCAGATATAGCAGTATCATATGCAGATTTATTATTAACTTGCATTAATGATGCTTCCTACAGCTATTGTTTTATCTATTCATTAGTAGGATCCTAACTTAACTATCTAGATAATTCTATTACTGCTTTACTAGAGTTTATATAATCTTTTAGGCTGATTAAGGTATTATAATCCTAATCAGCCATCACATACTCTCCTAACTTAGCATCTCTTTCAGTTTGCGCTTTTGTTAAATTCCAATCATAGAATGCGTTAGAAGCCCAATCTGTGAAACCATAATTGTCAGGTGCTTCTTCGTAATTAGCATCTGGATTAGCCATACGATGCATATACTCCTCAGTATTAATCTGAGGAGCTATCATAGCATCATACATTGCCGTTCTTTGTCTAATACCATCTATTAATGATGTATCATATACTTTCTTTTTCTTTGCCATATTTATCTGCCTAATAATTGTTGTGCTGATGTCTGGTATTCATCTTTAGCTTGAGAAGACCCTCCAATACCACTAGAAGATCCGCCTTGCCATCTTTGATTTACTCTTTGCCAATACTCTGATGATGTATATGAGTTAGGTAATGTTCTATAAGCATCTACTTCATAATATTCAACGCCATCTTGTCCTACTACTTCAGTTACTTTAGAAGCTCCAAATTGTTGTTTGAGAGCTCCTTTAGTAGTCTATCTGCCAAATGGCATAAAATAACTAGAAGCCATTTCATTAAACAACACAGGATAATTTACCCACATACCTGTTCCTAATGATTCTTCAATTCTTTCTTTAGGTATTCTAAGTTTGCCGGATAAAGCCATACTTCCAGGCCCTGTCTTTACTACTTTATTATTTGGTATAAATTGAACTCCACTTAATTGACCACTTTCTACTAACTCTCTAAACGGAAAACTAGTATCTCTTCCTATACCAGCATCTCTACGAGCTCTTCTACCAGGTCCTTCATTACCAGCAATCATACTAAATACCGTTTCTGGTAATAAGAATCCTTCTGTAGTGTTAAATTGATATCCCTAATGTTTAATACCATCACTATCTTGTATTTCTGTAGATAATGCTCCAACACCTGTTAACAAGTCGTCTTTATCGAGTAGTCCTACTGGTGCACTTACTTTATTAAGCGCAGAATTCACTCCTTTTAGATAAGATTTAGTATTAAATTCTTTACTATCCTAACTAGTTAACGGAGAGAAACCAGCTACTCTTTGGAATTCATCTCTTACTACGTGCTTACTAGCTAAACTAACCATTTGGTTCTATAACTGTTGAGCTCTATTACTAGCCGCTACTGCTGTTACATAGTCTTCATCGTTTCCAGTTTGTCTGTATCTAGTGCTGTATTCATTAGCTGCCTACACCATAGAACCATATTCATTCTGCATTCTATCTATATTGCGTAGACCTTTACGTGCATCGTCTGCAATTTTACTGTTAGGATACTTAGTGATCAAACTAGATATATAGTCTCTATAACTATTAAACTTATTACCTATACCAGACATAGTGTTTCTAGTAATACTATCATTTAAAAAATCTAATCTAGTAGGATTAGGTCTTATTACTTCTTCATTACTTCCCCTGTTACTTTGTTTAGCCATAGCTAACCAATATGGGTCTACAGTATCTTGATTCACAATTCTATCTCTCTGTGAGTCAGCTATCATTCCTACGAATCTCTATCTAGCTAATTCAGCATCCCCTCCAGAAGCATCTAATGCTTCTCTATAATACTGTTGACCCTAAGGCGTACTAATTAAATCATTAAATTTAGCATCTGCAATATCATACAATGTATCATAAGTAATGCCTACTCTATTGTATTTGACTCCATCTTTCCATACAGATCCTATTGAACTGGGTTTGAGATTGCTAAAGTAAGGATTAGCTAATTCATCAGCTGTCATATAGCGTAAAGGAGTAATTTGATCAAATACTCTCTTACTTCCTAAAGTATCATAATTAGGTATGTTTGCAGAATCCCAACTTTTTTTATATCTTCCTTCTGCTTCCATTTTAGCTCTCATTTCAAGACCTGCTCTAAGATTATCAGCGCTTTCTTTGAGTAAACTTAAAGATCCGTAATCAGTATTACTAATTATAGATTGTAAGTTAGCACGGAATCCAGCATCTTTTAATGCATCAGGATTAGATACTATTTGATTTATAGCATCTTGCACGTCCTAACGATTAATAGTTAGATTATAGTAATTCTAAGTATCTATTGCTGATGGCGATCTAAACTCTCCAAACTTTTGCAGTTGAGTGTTAAATTGTTGCGCAGCCTCATCTACAGCCTATTTCTGTGCGGCTCCTATCCTGTATAGTTCACCAAAGTTGATAGGTACATATGTGTTCAATATAGGGGCTTCTGCCGCTCTATCATATCTATTAGCCCACATTGTTACCTCCTTTTCTTAACCATCTGTTAAATTGTTTAATAGTATCTGATGTATAACCAGATTGCAAGAACGGAGCAAACATAGCCAACATTGCATTATCTCTAGCCTCTTGATTACTCATCAATTCTCTATTCTGAGCCCATTGACTTAACTGACTTAAACCAGCTCTACGTATGTTTCTAGTAGTAGCTCTGTTTTGAGCATTAGCTTCGTTAGCTATATTTGTAGCATTAACCCATTGCTGTCCTAAACTATTCATAGTATTGGCATAATCACCTAAGTATTGGTTATTAACATTACTTTCTTGAGATCTTAAACTAGCTATAGCTCTATCAGTATTAACAGCTGATTGTAATCTATAAGCTAGGTTAGCTCCTGTATTAGTATTAATTTGGCTAGCATTATAATTACTAGTAGCTCTATTACGATTTAAATCTTCAATAGCAGGATTAATATCATATCTACGTCTACGCATACTATTGGCAATGCTTGTAGCATAAGGATTATACACTGCATCAACTGTTTCAGGTCTACCAGTAAATAAATTAGACATAACAGGAGTTAAAGAAGCTATCCCTGACAATGCGCTTCCTACTTTATCAAATAATTTATTACGTCTGTCTGCTCTAGTTTCTCTATAACTAATATCATTAGGTGTAGCACTAGGAGACTCTACAGTATCATAGTCTGTATCATACACAGATTCTACTGTTGGAGCGTCATACCAAGTAAACGGTAATTCTGGTTTGCCTTCATCAATTAATCCTGTACTTGTAGAAGGACTTGTAGGAGTTGTAGTTGATGCAGTTTGAGTATTACTAGGATTAACAGGTACATGATACCATTGATTATTACCAGTTCCCCACTGTACTCCAGCGCCCCATTTACGATTTGGGTTATAGATAGTATCTACTATTCTATCTCCTAAACCAGGTTTAATCTCATCACCTAAAGCGGCTGCTTGTATCTACTTAGTCTTAGGTTTAATACCTTTACTTTGTTTAACAGATTCCTACATAGCAAACAACTAATCATGAATCATATTATTGTTCATTTCATTTAGTTTTGCTGCATTCTCTGCAAATCTGTCATTATACTTACTTTTCTTTTTTGCCATCATTTTCTCACCAAGTTGTGCAAATGTTTCTTTTCTACCAGGTACTTTAAGCTTATCACTTAATACTCTACTGCCTTCAGGTAAACTAACTAAATTACTATCAGTAGGATTATTATTCTCTGGTACTTTACTTATACTTCCATCTGGAGTCTATATTAATTCACCATCATCTACGTAAGCTAAAGAGGAAGACATTCCTCCATTGGCCATAGTATCTGTATTCATCCCTATCATATCATCATATGCTTCACTTTGTAGGTAATTAGTACCTTGTACAGCAGCTCTATTACTATAAGCATTCTTTTTAATAGCAGCTCTCTTTCTACGTAATCTTCTATTACCGAATGCTCCAATTAGACCACTACCAAGACTACCTTCATCATAATCCGTAAATGAAGTCATTCTAGCTTGTTCACCGGATCTACCTATTAAACCTACACCTGCACCTACCGCAGCACCGACTGGACCAGCAACCTTAAAACCAGTAGCTGCGCCACTAGTTATATCGCCTATAGACTGCGCAACAGCTTGTCCTCCTGTAGTAGCATTAGATTTCTAAAATAGTGTTATTAAAGTATTTAATATATCAGGAGCATTTTCAAGCATATTGCTCCCAATTTCTTTGAATTGAGTTCCAAATGCATATGCTGGTACTTTTGTTTTCTTTTTACTTTTCATATCAAATTAATGAATTTCTGTATGTTGTTGTAATCTATGGTATTTCAAAAGTATGATCTATATCAGAATCTAACTCATAATCACAGATCATATACTTACCTCTCAGTCTAGCAGGTAGTGATAACTCATCTTCATTCTTATCTGCTCTAGGTACTGGGAATCTAAACGTATCTTCTCTATAATCAGTTATTATATGCTGTTCAGGAGTAATGATACTTCCTTCTTCATCAAGCTTCTCTTCAGTACGTTCTCTAATAGCTTCTTGATGTTTAGTACTGAACTTCATATAATCTATGATATCATCTTTAATAGTTTCTTGATTGCCATCTCTAAATTCTCCTTGTAATCTAACATTATCATATACTTTAGTATAAGGAGCATTTTTATTGACAACTAACTATAATTTAGCTTTTCTATCTAAAGGAGTTAAGCCCATTACCCCAGTATCATGTAAAGTATGCAATTCATTGTCTTTTATTGCTACTACTCTATCAGAAATAGGTAACGACCATTTAGGATTAAATGTATAGAAAGATGTAAATCTACCTAACTACTCATTAAATACTAGTGGTTTATTTAGCACATTAAACCATACCTCATTATACTTCTTATCAAATAAAGACATAGCTTTAGCCCTATCTTCTTTAATGTTTTTATTAAAGTAAGATTGTACCTGCTTTTCTTTAGATAACTAACTTACTTGACCTGTATAAGAACATATTTCGTTCTTATCATAATCGTACCAATAAAGCACATTATCTGAATTAATTATACTCTTATCGTTCTTAATAGACGAACCATTAGTAGTAGTTACATAGTCGAATCTACTTAATATACCACCAGTACCTAATACTAACTGATTTACATTATCATCAGTAATAAGTGACCTTTCATTGACAGAAGCTACTCCTACTCCGGTATCTTGGAAATAGAACAGTCTATCTTTAAATACTTTTAGATTGGTTATGTCTCCCCACTGATTATCTACATCTAAATAATCAGCCACTTTGAATTTAGACCACTAATCTATTACTTCATTATTAGTCTTAGCCTATGAAGTTAATATTCTATTAGTATACCTTACGTCTTTATCAGCATACATAGAATTAGGTACATACAATTTACCAGTATTCTATGCAGAATAAACAGAATTATATACAAAGTAAGGAAGATCTTGTACGTGTATATCCTACATCTAAGTAGGCTCTAACTGCAACCAAGAGTCTGCAAAATTTGAACTAGTTACCGTTCTATGAATCTGATCTCCGTGGAATAAATTCATATTAATAGAACTTTCAAATGGTATATAAGCTCCTATATAATTCTTCATTCCGTCCCATTCTTTAGCATCAGGTAATTGGAATAGCATGGTATTAGGATAATCTAATAAGCTTAGATAAGTATCTCCTCCAAATACATACTTTCTGTCGTGCGCTGCTATACTTATGTATACAGAATTCTGTCTAGATGAGAATGTATTACCACCATATATAGAATTACCATCACGTTTAACATTAAATACAGGAATAGCATTAGTAGAATCAAATGGATGGAGCTCTGGGTATTTGTTAGTAGGTACACTATTAAATCCAGAGAATACATTCTATAATTCAGGTACATGAGCTATGATACACGGACCAGCTGGACCTTGTAATGATTGATTATCATTGTGAATAAAGTCAGACATAGAGTAGTTAGTATAAGTTCTATTACCTACATTTATTCTTTTAGCTACTACATCTGGAGCCCCATACATGTTATAGTCTATGTTAGGAGGATATTTAGCATCTTCAATATATGATGTAGATTGAGATTGCCCAAATGTTGGAACGAAATACTTAGCTATTGATGCTCCACGGTATACCTTATTACCTCTACTATCTTGATAAGGGAATCCCACAGCCAGTACGTTAAGACCCCATCTACTACCATAACCTACATATGGCACAGTATCTTGCTGTAATACTCTACCATCTATCTGAGTAACGTAATCCGCTGCAGCAAATATACTACGGCTTACACTATTACCAATAGTATTACCATTTACATAGTTATCTTTAAAATCATCAAATTTGCTATCGTTTACTTTTCCACCAACGAATGGGGAATAGTATGAACCTATACCATCTAAGTATACACTTCCTTCAAACAGTTTAGTTGCATCATCACCCTGTACACATATTTCTGGAGATACTAAACGTATATAATCATTTACTTTCATAGTAAGAGAGAAGTGACCGATATCTTCCGCTGTACCTGTTGATATTGCTAATTGTTCACCAATCAAACTACAGAAGAAAGGAGTAGGTCTCATCTCCAAACTACTATCTAATTCAGATCCCTATCCTACATATTTATCCTGCTCTTGAATTCTATACTCATATACGTAACTACCTACTGTTTGCATAACTACAGTCCTATCACGTTCAGTTCTATCACAACGAACTATCTCGTAACTCACTGCACCTACAGGCATCTTCTTTACTTTGAATTCTACGCCCAAAGCATTACCTATAAGAGTATTGTTCTCATATCTAAACGGAGGCATTTGAGAAGCATGAGGCATTCTAATATCCCCTATCCAGAGTACAGGAGAAGCTACAGATTTATCATTGTAGAATATTATACCAAATCTATATATCTCATCTCTTTGGTAACCTCTATAATTAGCAGCTATATAAGGATCAGCATAGTTAGGTATATATGAATTGTTCTACTGTTCTTTAGTAGGTTGTACTATCTCAGGCATCTTGTCTGTACCTCTATTGATATATCTAGTATTGTTTCTAACAGTAGATACATCCATACTACAAGATTGATCTAATCTAAACTTATCTTGTTTACTACTTAGATTTATATCTGTAGTTACAAAGGAATACTCTATATTAATACCATAACCACCTAATTCACCTTCCTTATTATATATGTATATATTCTGTGAATTAGATGCATCCTTTGTATATTTTACATTGTTAAATGGATTTATACAGTCATGAGTAGCAGGAATACGTTTAATAGCTTCATCATCTGTTATAGACAGACGAATGTTATTACTATCTAAACTAGATAACAGCTATACATTTCCTTCTGAGTTAGCTCTATAAGCTCTAGCATCATAATCGTTACCATCTTCATCTTCTGGTATCCAAGTATTCTCTGTTACATTAGCTGCAAATAATCTATTTTGCATTTTAGCAAGAGTCTACGCTATAAACTGATAACCAGTCATAGCATTGAATTCATCTACAGATATATCACTTAAAGTAGCTCCATAATCTACATACTGTATATTTGTCTGACCATCTGGTATATCTATCTCATCTACTATACTAATAGTAGGAGTAGCATTATTCTATTCATAAAATATACGAATTACTCTTAATTTATTAAAGTCCTAAAGAGATAATTCGGTAGATAGCATTACTGACTTATTTGATGCTTTGTTTAGACCTGTACCTTTATATTCAGAACTACCTTGACTAGTTACACTATTAGTTAAGTGAATTAACTCGCTCATTGGAGAAGTAACAGTCTCAGTACCGTGTACATTAAATAATTGATAGCAATATGTTACCATTCCAGCTTTAAGATTACCTTCAGATAACCAACGGAATTTAAATGGTAATAAACTTACTACCGGAGTTATTTCTAGTGAACCAGGATTAATTATATTTCCATTCTCATCTATAAGATTAGAATTATCTATATACTTATTACTCATTATGTTAACAATCTTAATAGGACTATTTCCATCAGTAAAGTATATCTTTATGTTAGTATCTGATTCATAGTTACCTACAATACTTAGTGTGGGATTTTTAGATAAATCTTCACATAATCCTAAAGCTCCTTTACATACTAATTTGATTTGAGGCATATTAGTATCAAACCCCATTAATCTGTATATCTTATTAATATTATCAGATGTTTTAGTTATTACTACTGCAATATCATTTATCGTAGTAGTACCTATTATAGTCTCATCTTTAGGTATAATAGTATCGTATCTTCTAGGGTTCTCTATACTTTGTAATACTCCTGTAGTTCCTCCATCATTAGTGATAACACGAACATCCTCAGCATATCTATACTGAGTATCCGGTATCAAATTTACGTCCTAGTCCATATTAAGACCTTGCGTAAATGTATTAACTTGTGCAGTATTACTTATCATATCAATCTTAATGCGCTATCTTGGTTATATAATATCTGTTCTTCGCCACTAGTACTGAAGAAAGTATCGTGATCATTCATCTCTGGGTATAGTTTGTGCCAGGTATTCTTTACATTCTCTAAATCATCTACAGTAGGCATCATAGCTTCAGCATATGCTTGCTTACGATAGAAGTTATAAGAGTTACGTATATCATAATAATCTCCCTGACTTATTTGACCTTTTAACTTTTTAGGATACATTAACTTCATAGTAACATACCAGTATATTGCTTCCTTATAAGACTCTAGATCTGGTATCATGGGCATACTATCTTCATCAGTATATATAGCATAATATGATATCTTAATGTATCCTCTAGGTACATTAGTCATTATATAACCAGGTTTAGTCATATACTGTAAATCATAACTATACATAGTACCATCTTTGTGACCTATTCTATTACCTAGATATCTACCGTTTGCTGTAGGCACAGTACTCTAGTTTATTAATACACTTAATGTTTCTCTAAGATTATTATCTTCATTTAATTTGTCCAATGCTTCTCTGTCATTAGTAAGATTAAACATATTCTTAACTAATGGAAACATAGCTGCATCCTGTACCAACATACAAGCTTTACTACAGCATTGATTATCATGAGATACACCAAAACTGGATGTTGCTTTTCTCATAGGTAGCCATCCACCATTACAACAGTATGAGTATGCTACCTAATCTAATTTATACAAATCACAAGGTAATGATACTTGGTGGCATTCTATTGGAAGTATTTCTACTTTATGCTCAAACTGCTATATAGCTCCAATCTTAAGTATGGATTCCATAATCCACTCCCGAATATCTGTAATACGTATCTCGTCTTCTCTTAAATCGAGATCTGCTATTACTTTAGCTACTACAGAAGCTGAACTAATCATACGATTATTTATCATAATTCTGGGTAATCTTTTGTTTTGTTGAATATTATTTGAGCTAAATTTCTCTTGTTATCTCTTGAAGCTATAAACTAATATTTAGTTTTATTAGTAAGCAAACTATCTTTCTTTGACCAAAAGAATCTATACTTATAATAATTACTATGGTCATTAAGTAGGTATACAGGCTTACCAGTTTCTTTTGTAGCTTTCCAGTCCCATCTAAGACTCTTGCCTGTAAATTCTTTTGGCTGATGTTTAATGATTTGTAAAGTACCTAATCTACATGGAAACTTAAACTCTTTACAGTTGTACATTACTTCATCTCTAATGTACTAAAAATAGTCATTAATAATATTCTTATATGTCTATAAGTCAATATCATATGGCGTATTAGGTTCTATGTACTATTTATAGCTTTCATAGAAATCAGTGGTAGTATAACTCTTTCTCTAATATTTCATACATCAATTATTTATCACTAACTCTGTTCTATGTATCATCATGCGAATCATTAGTATTATCACTAGGCATAGTAATCATAAAACGTAATTCTCTTTCTAATATCATTTGTGTAATAGTCGGTATCATTGCAGATGGTATAGGAAATTCACTATCTGGATCAAAACAAGCATTGAGTTCTGTAGGATCTTCAGCTATTACATCTACGCTGATATACTCTAGCTGATTAGAATCACCATCTACGTATATTCTGTTATTCTTAACCCATGCAATATAATCTTTACATGTAGCTTTTCTATACTTCTATAATTTAGCTTTAGTACGACTACCTATCTAAATTATATTACCAAACATATCACGTACATTTATTACTCCAGGTCTATAGTTAAAGTCTATTAACTTAGGGAGTTCTTTATCTCCCACATAAGTAAAGTAACCTGGTACAGTTTCTTCACGGTCTAAATGGATAGGTTCTATAGTAGTAAGATAAGCTTCGCTTACATCGTGCCCTTTATCGATCTACTATTTTATTAGCATAGCCCTATAACCTATGATCCACTTTTCAATTTGTATTCTACTTAAATGCTCAGACTCTGCAATGTTATTATTGCGAGCAATAAGTAGAATGTTATCTACAAGCTAATTGAGTGTCATAATATATTATGTTTTAATAACGTTATAAGCCATATAACGCATTTTAAGGCTGTTATAGGCACTTTCTATTATTAGTAATACAATCCTTTAATTTAAGTAATAGCGGTCTTAAAAAGGCTTAAAATAAAAAAGGTTGATCTTATTGACCAACCTTATCCATAGCATTCTTCATATCCTAAGGGAGCATTTCCTTCATAGGTGGTGGAACCATCTAATTAGCTTTCCTTATTATATTCTTCAATTCACTAACTTCTTTCTATAGCTCTAATATTTTATCGTTCTCTCTAGCTGGTTCATTATCTACTCCCAGCTTATCTAATAATACTTGGCACTTAGCCATTTCTTCATCGCATTTAGCTATTGCCTCTTTCCTCTATTTGTACGTATCATATTGATTACGTACTATATTTATAATTTCTTGTTTATCAGTAGATATAGTAAGACCTATGGAATTATCTGTTATAACTGATTTATTCTCAGGTATAGTAAACTTCTTAGTCTCTCCATTACACTATATAGTTATATCTACTACTTTCTTTCTGGGTTGATTAGGCATAGGGAACTATCCTGGTGGTAGTGGCTCATCATATATTGAACTTACTTGAGTAACAGAACCCTCATTATACTCAGTAGTTTTCTTGAATGTACCAACTACTTCTATTATATATACCTTGTCACCTATATTTAATTGATTGAATAACATAATAAGTTAGTTTTATAAGGGCTCAATTAAGAGCCCTTTTGTTTATTATTACGCACCTGGTGCGGTTATATTTGCAGGATAAGCATTCACTAACTAATAGACATTATTACATTTATTATAATATATTAAATATCTAAAGTTTAGTTGTAGGTCACCTGCTTGTACATCTTCTTGTAGAGCGTTGCGAAGCATAGATTGATTATTATTTTCACTGTTACCATCTGATAAACCTACTGGTAATGAAGCGCTAGCTTCAGCAGAAGACTGTCTTACATCCAGAAAGAATAATCCTTCGTTTGGTAAACTTCTATACTCTTGATAATTAACGTCATATCTTACTTCAGTAGAAGTAGCTACTACCCCAGTAGTTTTAAGTACTGGAATTCCAGATATAGTATTTAATCTTCTACGACGCCTTCCAAATAAAAATGGACCCCAAAATGGGAATAACGGTTGTACATTATAGAAAGGATACATAATTACCTCCTTTCTTTATTAGCAACCACAACCACAACCATTGTTATAACCTACTCCATTAAAGGCTGCATCACCAGCATAAGCTCCCATAGCAGCAGCTCTAAATATTTCAGGATTATAGCATGACAATTGCGGATAAGGAACGCTTACTGTATTAGGTAATTTGCATTTAATACCATCTACATCTGATTGTAAAGAATTCAACTTAGTTACAATCGGAGCAGTAGCAGAGCTAATCATATTACCGAAAGTAGCCGTTTGGTGTTCCTGACTTAACTGAGTAAGCAGTGTAGAGTTTCTCTCACGTAAACTATCAATCTTATCAAGCAAAGCCTGATTCTGCATAGCATCTAACTTAGCAATTATAGATTGAGTATTAGCTGTACCACTATCACGAAGAGCTAAAGTATTACTGTTCATAGTATTAACTAAGTTATTAGTCTGATTACATACGGACAACTGGTTTTCATAACCCATCTTAGTAATATTGTTATTTACAGCATCAATAGATCTCTGAGTAGTGCAACAGCAATTAGCTAACTCAGAAGCAAGAGATGCATTACCTGAAGTAATAGCATTGATTACTTCACAGCTAGACAATTTAGTATCACAAGAAATCTGACTTACACCAGAATTGATAGTATTAAGAGCTGTCTGAACAGCATTAATATCACAATTCAAAGTATTAGACAGTGAGCTTATAGCTTCCTTATTACCATTAATAGCTTGCATTAACAGGCTGGTATTAGCGTCAGTATTCAGCTGAGAAGCTAAACGACCTGCGTCATTACCTCCACGACCGAAACCGTTACCACCAAAACCACCCCAGCAGAAGAAGATCAAAATAATCCAAATCCACCACCAACCGCCGTTTCCACCGAAACCACCGTTGTTCATCATAGCCATCAAAGCAGCCGGATCCATACCTTTATTAGCGTTTTGCATTAAAGCAGCAAGACCAGCATCAATACCACGATCCTGCACAATAATTCTATCTTCTAACATAATTGATTTAATTTAAAAATTGATTTTTATTAATATCTAACGTAGCGAACTGCTTTGCCACGTCCATATTCTGAGTAAGGTTCATACTCTTTTTCTCTTTCGAGCATGTGTTCGTAATCATCGTCATAATCTCTAGCTCTGCTAGTAGAATATACTCTACGACCACCACGCATCATGCCACCTCTTCTACCACCTCTACGGAATAAGCCTATGCGTTCAAACTCGTCATCATCGTCATCTTCGTATTTGTCACGCTTTTCAACTTCTTCCTCATAGCATTCCATTTCAGCTTGTCTGATCTTATCACACATAACGTAAATATAGTAGTACCACATCTTACCTTCATCAATGTCTTTATCATTGATCCAAGCCTTTGCCAATTCAACAAAATGCTTAGTACTATTAGAGTTAGTCATACTTATAATTACTTTATAGTAATCAGAATAAACCATGTTAAGTGCTACGAACCAATCATAACGATTAAATCTGCTACCCAGATTTATTCCGTATTGACTAGCTAATGCGGTAGTTTCTTCTACAGACCAATGCGGTCCACGAGTACCATCCTCATTTTCCATTTTACTTACAGCTTTACGGGCATGTTCCTCATTGAAGTGAGGACCGTGTTCTGCTTCGTAAGCCTTTACACGAAATATTCTATGCATATTATTATTGATTAATATTATTGAATATATTGATTATTGTTTAGGTAACTCGATTACACGAGTATCAGTTACCTTGATTATTGGGTTACTGTTAATTATCTGATATTTTTTGGTACGTATACGTTTCCAATCAAAGTGGAAGAACCTAACGAAACCATTACGATATTTATTCTTGTATTCTTTCTTTTCTTCTACAAACAAAATCTATTGATTCTTAATATCTAATGTGGCTTTAAGGATTGAGTCCTTTCTACTAACTATGATAGTTGTTAATGGATTAATTTTAAGTTCTTCGTCAAAATCTATTAACTTGTGTTTTATAATAGTTCTAACAGAATCTTTAATCTCAGTATTGATTACATTTACATCAGTTAGGTTCTTGTCTTTGATTTTAAGTTTTTTCTAAGCATCCTTAGCTTCTTTTAATAAACTATCATTACTAGTATTTAGTTCTTCTATAGTAAGCTATAGTACTCTGTTTAACTATTCTTTCTAGGATGCTAATTGCTCGTAAGCTCTAACATTGTTAGTTATTCTGTCAATCTCTTTATTCTTCTTTTGTAGCTAATGGTTCTAAACAAAAACAGTCGCAATAAGTAAACTAACTAAACCTACTGCGACTGCTCTGAAATTCCTTGTAAACCAATTAACTAACTAATTCAGTATTGGAATCATCTGGTAATTCTTTATCTAATGATATATCTAAATATTTCTCTCCTTTTGCTTTTATAACCTTCTTGAGGATTTTCCATATTTTCCATTTAGGATATAAGTCGCTAAATGATTCTAGTAACGACCAAAATTCAACTAAGGCTATCATTCCTGCTACTATTTCTACAGCGTACAAGTTAATAGAGGTTACTACCAGCTAATCTATTATTGATGCACTAGTTATTGCTACTGCTGCATCTCTAGTCTTCCATATAGTTTTCCATGCTTTATGTGATTCAATCTTGGGATGCCCATATTTTTTAGAGACTTTATAACCATAGACAGCATCAAGTAGTATCAATATACCGACAGCAGTGATAGGAACCCATACGGGTGCGAATATAGAAAGTAGCCCAGTTATAACAGAAGCTACGCATTTATCCGCACTACTGAACATGTTCTTAAATATTGACATAGTATGTTCTCCTAATTGTTGGTAATTCATAGATAGTAGCTGATAATAAAAATCAAATAAGCCCTGACAGATTAAAAGGGGAGTAAAATCTGAGAGGGCTCGAAATTCCGTTTGAGATTATAATTATATAACGATAAGGTTTATTTAAGGTTTCTGTTTTGAAAATCTTCTTGCATAAACTAATAGCTCTTTATAGCGTAATATCTTCAGATTCATTGTCTGAGTTACTGCTGATTTACCCACGACTGCAACCTTTTATTGGTTAATTAAAACCAGTTTTCTTCAGATTCTATAGAATCCAATTGTTCATAATCCTCATCATTTAACTCTAATGTAGCTGGAGCAGCTGGCAATGCCGGTTCACCATAGAAGGTAATTCGAGTCCCGACAGTAGCACCGGAAGCGTCCAACCCAGCGTCAGAACTCAAAGCGAACAAACCCGCACCAGACCCATTGCCCGAGCAACCGCCGATTAGAAGTGTTCTAGGAGTAGCTGTAGCACTAGTCCAGTGATAATCACAATAATAAGTTGTAGCACTAGCTCCATTTCCTACTACAGTTGGGAATAGATCTGCCTAGTTATTATTAACGAGTTTTTTTACATATTGATTAGTAATTGTACTTTCTTTAAAGTCTTGTAATTCATAACCTGCTGCAATTAGCTGTTCTGCTGTAGGATTAGTACCTCCTTCAAACGTACCAAATTTAGTATAATCTTTGCAGATGTATACACTATTATCAGTACCAGCAACTACTACATCAATTACATTCTTCCATACATGACCAAATGGATTCTCAATACCACGGTATCTAGGAACATTAACTACCATAGTACCAGTAGATGTACCCTCTGCATTAGTATTAGTATATGTATATTCGATTATACCAGTACCATTACCTAATGAATTAGTAGTACCGCAAGGTACAAATGAATAAGTAGTAGCTCCATTTACAGTTACAGTTCCTGAAGTTACACCTTTACCTAAACCACCTTGATGGTAACCTTCTGTAGTTAAGTTAGCATTAAATGCTTTCTGACTATTCAATGTAGCATATTCTACTACGAATAACCAAGTGAGATCTCTGTGAGCGTCATAAGTATAGATATTCCAGTTGTTAGTTCTACTATTCTCTCTAGCAAAGACTTGGAATTGGTTTCTAGTAGTACTTACCTTAGGTTTATATTTTGTATTACTTATGGAGCGTAATAGATTAGGTAGAGTTTCAGATGTCATTCCTTCATAAGCCCCTATATATTTCTTTTCTACCTTAGTATAACCAGGAAGATTATATTCACTCATACGAACCTCAACGGTATTATCCGGAGTAGCCACTAACAGTCTATAGTGTTCAGGTATTTCTACCATCATTTCAGGTGAAATCTAGCTGCTATCTTGAGCTATAACCGTACCATCTTCCCACTTAGTCCAATCATCCGCTTTTAAATATTTCTTAACGTTATCAACATTGTTAATAGTACAACCTCTCATCTTACTCTGGATAGGAAGTGTTTTATGCATTTCCATATTACCAGTACGTACACCATCAGGACTAGAACTATTAGCTAAGTCAAACTTAACACCGTACCACAGTTCATTCTCATTTCTACTGAGCTTACCAATCTCTTCATCAAGAGTAACAGCTGCACTTATAGCACTAGGACTATCAGCTAAATAATTAGTACTTGATAAATCAGGCATTTCATTAGCTTCAGTTAAACCTACTTTATCATTTACTTTAAGTATTGTACTTCTAAGCTCTGTAATATCTTGATTTAAAGCTGTTTCTAAACTATCAATATTACCTTGCAGTTCTGTATCCTTAGCTTTAAGTTCTTTTACAGCTGCTTCCCTTGCAACTTTTTCATCATTAATTGCATCAGGAAGAGTTTCATTAATAGCTATTTTCTCAGCACCGGTCATTAAACCAGCAACAGTATTAGTAGCAGGAGTAATAGTAATATTAGATAAAGTAGACTCTATATACTTACCACCGCTCTTTTCTACTCCAGTAAGACTAATAGTGATATTATTAACATCAGTCTAGTCTAATTGGAATGTACTCAGCAAGTTATTAGGCATAGAGTTAACTACATTCTCCATAGCTTTACCCTTACCACCATCATAAGCAGTGCCAGTGATATCACCAATGATAATAGCATTAGAGTCAATGTGTATGAACTGTGAACCAGACCATCTAAACTGATAGCTTACTTCACCAGGAGTTACATTAACATAGATTTTATCTCTCTCACCTACAATAGGAGTTTCGTGTTCAGCATCTGCATATAACTGTATATTCTAAAGTACTCCAGTAGGAGATACAGTATAAGTAGCATATGCATCCATTACATCATCAACATATGAAGGCAATTGACTAGCAGGTACTTTACCATTGCCATCAAGTTCAGCAAGACCATTAGGTTGACCTTTTAATGCTTTGAAGTCCTGTAAGTCTTCGTTCACATCATCAATCTTAGTATCCAGTCTATCTACTTGAGCTTTTATAGCAGCATCACCTTTATTAATAGCATCTACTATACTAGTACCTTTAAAGTAGTTATTACTACTATTATCAGGTAAAGATATAATGTCACTATTCTTATCATAGTTTAAACCAACAGATTGAACAATCTCTTTAATGTGAGTCCATTGGTCTACATTAGCATCTCTATTCAGTGGTATCCATTTCTTAAGATCAGGACTGTATGACTTAATAACATTACCAGTACTGTCTGTTGCTAAGTCAATCCAGTAAGAAACCTCTTTAGGATTTGGAGCATACTTAGATGCTATGAAATTAGGATTTTCTTGTTTAACCATATTTGCAAATATTTAATAATTAAATAATCTCCTGTTCTGGAGTATCGTATTCTTTCTATCTCGTATATTCATCATTGAAATATACAATATTGTTTTCATTATGTTATTGGATTTAATGCTACAACTTGACCAGCTTCAGTCTTATCAAAGTAATTAACTACAGCAAATTCCTCATCTGCTGCCTAACCGTCTCTACTGCTTACATAACTCCTAATAAACTACTGACCTCTCTTTTCACTATTACCTGCTACATATCCGTATACGAATGCAGTACTTATACTATCGTTGTATATAGTTCCATTCTCATTCATAGCAATTACTTTAACCTACCCTTCTTCAGTCATAGTGTTAGTATTAATACATTTAGAACTAGCCTACGGAATTATAACCCCATTTATGTTTGTTTGCTAGTTCCATACTTTATACTACTTATCATCTACTGTAATATAGCCATTAACAGAAGGTACTAAATGACCTTTATACTAAAGATCTCTTTGTATAATTAGATTAGGCATACCTTCTACACTATCGTCTACTTGGTTAATCTTATACCATCTACCATTGTAATTAACGGCTTCTCCAACCCATATTTTATTAGGCATACCTTCTTCATACACCCAACCATCTTTATCAGCGAATACAAATGATTGAGTAGGTACTCCCATATCGGCGCCACTCATCTGATATGCTTTTACTATTACTCCTCCTTTGTAGGCAGTACATTCAACAGTTACAATACCGTCTTCTTTTGTACCATACCAGTTTCCTCTAAGCTATACAATTAACTATTCTGGCATAGTTAAACTAGGGTCATTAGTATATACATCTTGAACTGATTTAATGTCTACCATTACACATTCTGCTCCAGATTGAGTATTATCACCTCCCCAGTATAAAAACGGTTGAGTTCTATTCTCAGAAGAACCCCAACTCCATCCTACTATCTCACTAGGTATACCTGGAGCATTAGTAATATTAGTACCAGTATCAAAGTCTCTACCGTTAGACGTAGTCCATATGAATCTTAACTATATACTATTGAAATCATAGAAGTAAGCTACATCATCTCTAGTAGGCCATATATGGTTTACTCCATCAAATACATCGGATATATTAGTATTGCCTATAGTTCTCTTTTGTAGGGGAACTGCTCGTCCCCCTGCTATACCTAACTCTAACATTACTCACTCTCCTCATCAATAATATTATAAGTCATACCTGCTACTTTAGTAAGCTAATTATATTGAGCTTCAGTACCAGTCCATATAGGTAATGATATCTTACCACTGTTAGCACTAGGTAATGCTAAAACAACGCCAGTACCTTTGTTCATTGCCTGTTGTACTGGATCTAATACAGATATCTTATTCTCACTAATAAGTTTATTTATTAGCTAAGTGATATACTCTTCATCAAGTAATTCACCAACATTACCAAGATTATTTTCAATACTAGTAATCTTATTGTTAATGCTAGTTATGTTCTGCTCAATATCGTCTATACTAGATTCAAGATTAGTAATTCTATTATTGACTGTAGTTATCTTACTATCTAAGTTATTTATCTTACTAGTGAGTTCAGATATACTTTGATTAACTTCATTTTTGAAATCACCTATTGAAGATTCTATAGTAGTATCTATGTAGTTCTTAAGTCTATCATCATTGATTACTAAATCAACAATCTAGTTAATAGGAGCTTTAAAGTTCTAATCCTTCTCTGCTATTACCATGTATTCGTTTCCTTCTAGTATACGCTTAGGATCCAGCTCCAATATCTTTATACCGTCACATTTATTCATAACTATTACTCTTTAAAGAACCCACTAGGAGCACTTACTTTATTAAATACAACACTATCAGTAGTAGCTAATGACAATTGAGCTCTAGTAACTACATGAGGATTATCTCTTCTAGCTGCATGAGTATCAATAGCATTCTGTGCATTAGTAATTAACTGTTTAAGCTCATTAATTTGGGATTGTAAGTTATTATCTGCATTAGTTCTATTCTCAATCTCCTGATTAATTAATTCAGTAAGGTCAGTAACTTTACCATCTACATAAGTCTTAAGCTCATTCTTAGCTTTAGTAATTTCACTATTTATATAGCTTCTTAAACCACTAATCTGAGTAGTTAACTCTTCTACTTTCTGATTAACGTACTACCACAGTTTATTAACTTCCTCTTTCAGTTCATCTTTAAATTCAGCTAATTCATTTCTGATTTCAGTTATAGCTTCATTAATAAACTGTTCTATCTAGTCAAGAGCTCTATTAATATAATCAATGATAGCATCTACTTGCTTATCATTCAGATCTAGCATCTCCCATGTATTAGTATCATTACGATAATACCTAATACAACCACCATAGTAATTAGAAGTAACGTCAATCCAATAATCTACTTCTAGAGGATTAGGCTACGTATCTGATGCTCTAAATCTAACTATCTTTCTCTGTAACATATATTATGCTTTAAATGTTGTTATTTTATCTTCTGTGCCATCATCATAGCAATCTATGTGCACCCAGTTGCACTGTTCCTCTAAACGTACTTTACACGGTAATAACAAAGGTTTAGCCTTTATTATCTCTCTTACTTCTTCTGCAGTCTTACCTTCACATGTGAAATCGATTGCATTACCTGTTACGTGCGCAGATACGTATACTCCTTTCTTACTCTTTACTAAAGGACACAAGTTGCAACGCATACCCCTTTGATACATATTACCAATATTAATATGCATTGGCATACGTAGTATATCTGTACGTAGACATAGTAATACATGCAATAACTGAGTACTTAAGAACATCCATGACTATTCTCCAAATCTACTATATATGTGATTACATACTAATTCCTTTACGTTAAAGTAAGGTTTAAGCTGTTTAATTATTTCTTCTCTCGGCATCATTGTTATTCATCATTAGAGCCTCACCAACTAGATTGGCTGCTACGTTCATACCAAATTGTTTAGTATCATTATCTATTTCACTTACCTTCACGTTGATTTGAAGGAGTAGAAGATATATCTACTCCAACAATTCTCTATCTGTCATATGTGCTAAGTATGGGTTCATCAGTTAAAACTTACATAACCAGCTGCTTGTAATTTCTATCCAGCTGTTTGTTTTATAGTGTATGGAATATATCTAGGTCTGCTATATTATCTCCAATAAGTAAGAGCTACAGTTAAATTATCTCCAGCACTACCAGAAGTCTTGTCTATTACAAAAGGATCTGCATCCTCTGTTAACAATGCTAATACATAAGGATCATATAATCCTCTAAAGTATCCATTACCACAACCACACTTAATACAATACGGTTTGAGTTTCATAGGTATACCACTATATAACTGTGGTTTAACCTAATGTAAGTATCTCTTTAGCATTTCAGAATCTATAGGAGTAGTAACACTAGATGTGTTACTAAACTCCAATAAATCTGTCAATTCATTGTATACTATGGTTGCTACAACATCTCTATTATTCCTAAGTATATTAGTTTTAAGTATAGAGTTTGTTTTACTGTTTATATATTCTTTTGCTTTATCCATAGTAATTATGCGTTTGCGTATGTTTTAGTAGTAATACTGTTTTTTGCAAATATCAAACCTTCTGTTGGGTCTAAACTAGCGGAATAGGTGTTACCTCCTGATACTTTTTGTACATATATGCTACCATCTCCAGATATATATATCTATGAACCATTACTACTTCTAACGTATATTGTTCCTGATTTGGGAGTTGTATTCTAAGATCCGTATATATCTATTAGATAAAAGTCTGAATCTGTAGATTGAGGTACTCTCAGTCCACTAAAACTATCACCCGCTAATATTACTTTACCGTTAGTACTATCCCCTACGTTAAGTTCATTAATTTCTCCAGAGGAATTCCAAGTGATATTACCTTTTGCTAGCTGTCCACTACCATCAGAATTTAAACCAAACCACTCAGTAAATGGAGACTAAGCCTAACCCATACGCATGCCAGTTGAATCTAGTTTAAACTAATAATCACTTGTAAGCTATGATATGTTATTTTTCTTTATATAGGTACCAGAAGTAGATAATGCACCACTGCTTGAATTATTAATCATACTCAACCCGCTACCGTCTAGCGTAAGCTTAGTATCAGATGTAGTTAACTACAACTAACTATTCTCAGAATCAGCAGCTAAGTGTATACCTCCAGCTCCAAAGTAAGCTTCACCACTTTCAAAATCTAATAAGAAGTTAGGTCTAAACTCGTTAGAAGGATTCATAGCATTTGCAGAACTACTAGCATCAATTAGTTCATATCTAGAACTATCACCACCACTAGAGTTCTTACCTCTTTGTGAGAACATCAAGTTATTGTTAAATACAGCTCCACCTACTAATGAATTAGGTGCAATAAGTAAATCAGTATAGATTGCCTCATAATTCTCTAATACGGTCCATGCACCAGATGTATCTGTAGCAGGAGATTCGTTATTTTGTTGAGTACCAATCCATGTCATTACTGATTTTAAGAAATAGTAGTTACCATCACTAGTATCATATACATAAGGAGCTTTCTCTCCATCATTAATATAAGGAGTACTAGTACTGTATATACCCATAGGATATGCTATAGGTTGTGAACCTACTGGATCTGGAGTAATTATACCACCCATAGGATTAGGCTTAGACCATGCGGTTTCCATTGAATCATCAATCACTCTACATTGAATAAACCATATGTAATTATACTCATCTCCACTAGTAAGTTCAGGAACATCCATAGACCAACCTGTAGGATTTCTCTTCCATTTCATAGTGTCACTCCAAGCTTCACCAGTATAAGTAGTTTCCGTACCTTTACAGTATCTGACTTCGTAACCTACTCCAGGAATACCTGAACCACCATTATCACCAGTCATACCAGTCATATAGTATGGATCACACCATTCTTCTATCATAGTATTATCACCGCCATTGATATAAGCAAAAGTAGCCCATAATACTTTACCACTACTCAGAGCAGGTGCAGTAGAACTCCATCCTGCTGGATAACGTTCAGCTGCATTTAACTAAGGAGCTATTTCCCAACTATTATTTCTAGCAAATCTGTATTCATAGTAGTTACCATCCATGCCTTGAACCTTACCTACATTTACCCAGTCACTACCATTCCATACCCACAAGAAACCATCAATAACCCATCCATCTCCTATCTAGTTACCTTCCGTTGGAAGATCGTCTGTAGAATCTAGAGTACCTTTAATAACAACTCCTTGACCTGTTATTTTTACTACAGCGCCCCATTCTATTACTGTACCTGTTTCACCTTGAACTAACGCTATACATTTCCACCATATACCAGTAGACATATCAGGAGTAAGTACCCAACCATCACCAGGATTATATGGGTCATTACTAGTAGGCTTATCAGGTTGAGTCTAGCTCTATTTAAATGCTTCTACTTGATAATTAAAGTTATTACCATCAAGACCAGGTACACCTGTAATTAAATAAGGCCCTTGCCAACCTCTTTCGTCTTCAGGTAAATTTTCATCTATTACTAACTAGTTGTCAAAAGTAACAAGAGCTTGAATACCCCATATAGCTTCTTTACCAGTAGCAGTAGGCATACCTACACCCCAGATACTACCAGGATTAATATTCAATCTATCTGGATCTCTAGGTTTAACGTCGCTACCAGATGTCTTAGTATACATTACTCTAAGGTGTTGACCATCTTGACCATTGTCTCCATATTTAGCCCATAATGATGGAGAACTAAAGTTGCCCCATTTATGTGTATCACCTTTATACTTTCTCTAACTAACCCATTCATATTTAAACTCTTTACTTACTCCAGTAGGATTATCTGTCCAAGGTTGTTCACCAGGAGCTGATTGAGGTATATATTCATCTTGATCTGGGTTGTTATCTGTAATCTCTTTAGGAGAAGCAGGTAATTTAGTAATCTGATATATATACTCTACGCCATCACCATCTTTACCATTCACACCCCATTTAGACCAAATAGTAGGATCACTCCACTCACTCCAAGTACCATCAGTTTGCAAGTTATGTGAACAAACCCATTCGCATTGATACTATTCACTGATGCCTGTAGGATGATCAGTCCAACCTTGTCTAATAGCTTCAGTCTGGCTATTACCTGTGGGCTTAGTAGGAGTAACTAAACTAGTTACAGTAAGTTTATATACAAACTCAATATTACTACCATCTGAACCATCATGACCATCTGCACCTGTAAGTCTAACAGGAGTACTCCAAGGAACTACTATAGTGCCTTTACTAGAGAATGTAGCAGTAGACATCCACACATAACCATTAGGATTACTATCACTACCAGACCAACCTTCAGGATAAGTAATAGTATTAGTATCGTAATCCCAACTACCGCCTACAGGAGTATCAGGTCTCTCCATAGTTTTAGTAGACTTATATGCTATTACTACTCTAGTAGTATCTCCGTCTATACCTGGCACACCATCAATACCATCCTTACCGTCCTTACCATCTTTGCCATCTTTACCGTCCTTACCTGCATCTCCGGTTCTACCTGCTGGTATACCAAATGAGAATAAGAACTTATCTTTATCTAAAGATACAGATGCTGTAGGAGTACTTGATTCGTATACATCCTTAATTGCAGCCTTAAACTTAGAATTACCTATAACTATATCAGCTACTGATTCAAGTGGTAATTTATAGTTATTGTCTTTCTCTGCAGTAACAATGTATTCACCACCTGTAGCTTCAAGCTTCTCTTCTAAGTCTAATATCTTTACGCCATCACATTTTTGTAACATATCTATCTATTTTATAATTTACAATAACCATTACTGCAATTTCCTGTACTGCAAGTATTATTAGAACAAGAGTAACAAATACCACTAAATAAAGTAGCAGAGTTACGCTCTTTCTCTAAGTGAAGACATTTATCGTTTTCTGTATTGAAACAATCACCTTTCTGAGTAAGAATAGCATTATTGCAGCAAGTATTAGCTGCACATTTTGGTCTAATAGATATCTCAAGTAATCTACAGATATCTACATATAATTGTAAAGCATCGCGATAGTAATCGGATGCTAAAGCATACTCAAGCAGCTATCTCTTAAAGACTACTAACATTATATTCTGCATAGTCTAATCATCTAAACAAGTTGAACAGTGAGTATGTAATTTCCTAATTTCTGCCATATACACAATTGAAGGATTATAGTATATGCCATGAAAATGTATTTCTTCCTATTCCGTAAAACATCTCAAAGTAACATACTTCATATTCCAATCTAATTCTAGAATATCGTCATTAGTTACAGTTACATTATTATCGGAATCTACTGTAATATTCTCAGAAAAGCTAATGTTATGTATAGGACTGTCTTCAAGTATGTTCTTTAAATTCCATACTTCATCTATATAAACTTCCTTACTATAGCTGCTAAGGTCTACTTCAGTCTCTATCTTGAAGGTCAGTTTATCACCATCTATTTGTATATTTGTTAATTTGTCCATATATCAACAATAAAAAAAGTGGAGAGTGGAATATTCCACAACTCCACTTCTGTAGTTTGTAAAAGGAATCTTATCCCAAATTCAATCTCTCTAACGTGGATTAGGCAATTGTCTTACCAGCAATAAATGACTGAATACCTTTATCTACAATAGAATCAACTAAACTAGGACAATAAACTTCCGTAGTCAACGGAGTAGTCTTGATATACTGATTATCATTGCTTAAGTACAGGTTATCGTTTTCAATGATAGCATAATCATATTCTGCATCTTCTACTACTTTACGAGCCTGTTCAACAATAGGATATGCACCAGTAAATACGTGACCTTTATAACCCATGTTACGTACTTCTGCATCACGTACTTGCTTCCAATAACCCTTACCAGGATTACCTGCAGTCTTTTCAATCTTAGCACCAACAACGGCTTTAGGTTGATTAGCAAGTAATGCACCAGGAATAGTTTCATACAGAGAAGCTTCCATAGATACAACGCTGTATTCATTCAAAGAGTAAACACCTTCGTTATCATCCTTCGGCATAGCAGTCAAAGTCAGAACTGCAGCAGAAGCAGAAGCCTGTACTCTACGATTCTTATGAGCATTGATCTTCTTCAAGAAAGCGTCTACTAAATCTTTAGCTGTAGTAGTTTCAGCATATACTTCATAAGTATGAGTAAACTGCCAAGCAGCTTCATACATATCCTTATAAACAATACGCAAAACGTAACGATTGCCAGCAATAATAGTAGCGTTAGTTAAAGTGATTACAATCTTTTCTTCAACAGGAGCTACATATTCGCCAATTACTGCAGACGGTTTAGAAGCTTTCTGGATTTCAGTAGAGAAATCAATATTAGCTTTCTGTGCTACTGTACCATCAGGCATAGTAACATTCATCTTTTCACCTGCTACACCTACATACAGAGAGTTAGCATTTACTGCATCAGCAGCAGTTTTAATAAGAGCCTTATTCTCATCGAACAAAGCAACATCACCAACAGCCAAAGCATCTACTGTAATGTAAGAAGCTGGAGCTTGTTTTCCAATCAGAACTGAGTGTACTGAAGTTATCATATTAAATGTTTGTTTTTAAATTAGACATTAGCGCTTAGTCTATTCGCTTACTTTCTACTTTCATTATTTCAGATTTCCACGTTGGTAAGCGCCTTAATTATTCGTCCTAAGATTTCTTAGAACTTGTATTAGGTATAGTTTGCACTATCATTTGAACTGCTAGATCAACTATATCCTAATGTGTATTTTCTGGTAAATCTGTATACTCTTTAGTTAAATCCTAGAGAGTACCTAAGTCCTTAGCTTTTCTTAAGTAAGTAAGCTCATAAGAACTTATATCATATTTACCATCAGTATATAATACAATTTTATTGTCAGTATATACTCTAATAGGTTTTGCTTGATTATAACGTAATTTATGATCTGATAGGCTATTACTTAGTCTAGAGCTTACTGTTTCTATTGTAGCCTCTATTACATCAGATTCACGAGTAATTAAGTTATTGCATTTATTATCCTTTATACTTATATATACATTTTCACCAAGTGCAAACATATAATCTTCAGGATAATCGGCTTCCCATTTATTACCTAATTTACTAAAGCTATAAGTAGTATAGCTCTTAGTATTCACCAAAGTACGTATGTTATCAGTAATCTCTTGATTCCTCTAGAATACTCTAAAGTTCTATTTAACATATTCGTCTTTAGCTCTATTTATAAAATGAAACAAAGTATCTGAAGGAAACTTGATAGTTTCATTATAATTAGGTATGATATTGTTCAGCTGCCTCTCTACATTTATTTGAAAATCTCTCTCACACATAATTATTCAGATACTTGGTTTAACTAAAACTTAGAAGATTGTCTTTGAGATTCTATATTCTCTAAAGCAATTACTACTGCTCTATTAATAATCTCATACATTACATCTTCAGGGAAGTCTAACTCTTGTTCAGGTTTAGTATAATCAAACTTAGTTGGTTTCTTAACGTAAGTAAGATCTACTCTATAGAACTCTGTATTATCTTCTACTCTTGGAGCATACATAGGATCCTGCATTAAAACAGGATCTACATATACTAAGAGTTTATCGTTTTCTAAAGTAGCTACTGGATTCTCTACCCAAGGTATATTATTATAAGTCTGCTTAAAAGGCTTTACTAACTCATGGCTAGTAAGTACGCAATTGGTCTAGAATTGTCCATACTTAAGTAATACACTAAGTATAGTCATTCTATTATCTTCATCATGAACATCTTCTAATGCGTACTCATTATAGTCTGTATGTACAGCATGAAGATTAACATCTGTAGCTATTAACTTTTCTATCTCAGATAAGTTAGATACAGAACCTTCCAAACCTACTCTTAAAGCATTATTGCCAGTAATCTTATTACTTAAGATTTCTAGCTATGCTTGGTTAAGAAATAAGTCTACTTCCTCGTCTAAAAATGCCGGGCATCCACCATAAGCAATACCTTCTGCATTCTTATCCAGAACTACCTTGAAAATTATATGAGAATCTTTATTAGTCATTATTTAGATTTTATTTCCTGTAATATGGAGAGCTTTAGATCCTAATTCTTCTTATCCTTAAGATAGGCAATTACATCTTCAAGACCATTACCAATTAAATCAGTACCAAAGTAATATTGAGCACGATTCTTTCTAATAATGTTTTTAGCAATAGCTTCTTCAATTACGAAGTTAATTTCTTTATTAGGGTTATTTACCCATTTCATTAAGAACTTAGAAGGATCAGCTTCAATAAATTCTGACAATTTAGCTTCAGCAACTTCATTAGACATAGAGTCTGATTTCATACCATAAAGGCGTAAACACTTACGCATTTCTTCAGTAGACATCTTATCCATTTCTCTATATGCTTCACGCTTAACTTTATTGAACTTATTCTGTTCCTCTGCTTCACTATCCTTATTAATCATAACATAATCAGTACCAGGTTTGATATTATTTAAACCATTTGCTACTCTCTTATGATTCTTAAGGAATAGATACTTTAATTCATCCTCAGGTCTATTAGTATCTAGTATTAAATCCTTTTTGCCAATTTTAACAGCAAAGGTATCCCAAAATGTACTATTTGGAGATAACTATCCCTCAGGATAACCAATTTCTTTTTCTAATCTAGCTGCATCTTCTGCAGATAAACCAGTATATAAATTACCAGATCTAGTCCAGTAAGAACTTAAATAGTCAAAACACGTTGGCCATTTAGTGATTCCTGTCCAAGGATTGCTTTTAATTATTCTAACGATTACTTCCATAATTATTAATTAGATTATTCAGTTAGTTTATTTCCCAATAAAGGCCTTTCCAATCTGTATCTGCTAAAATGGTTGCCTTTACTGACCTTATATCTGCGTGCTCTATCTTTTCAAATTCTTTTCTGCCTTGATACTCTTTAACTAAATTTCCGTCTTTATCGTACGCTTTAATTATTTTGCAATGTTTCTTAGCAGCTATTTTTTTCATATCGTCCTCAGTCTTAACAACATCAGGATCGTTTTTATCACACGCCTTCCAGATATATTTAGTCTTATCTTTTCGTTTAATTGTACTTAAATAATCTGGATTATTTATAAATTTGCGTATAGTTGCACCACTTACACCAGTACATCTTACTGCTTCAGCAATACTATAATACTTTTTTATCAATTCACCATCTAGAGAATATTGCGCGACTGGAGTTATTATTTCAGATAAATTATTATTGAATAATACGGACTTACTCGTACACTCCACAGTCATTTTGGGCTTGTAGTTGAGATTACTATAGAAATCAGAAGGATCTACTTGAGGAGGAATACTCTGCATATCTGATTTATATATCCAAATATACGGATTACTATCAGACGGTTTTGTATATTCTTTTTGTAAAGATCTAATTATTTGACTTCTTTGTAATTTTACTTGTTCAGCAGCTTCTGTTAAACTAGGGTATTCTGCAATAAATAAACCGTCTTTTGTATATTGTAAGATCGGGATTCTCTTTTCGCTTATTTTACCTTTGTGAGCTTCTCCTATTTTCAATCGGCTGGCTACTGACTGTAATCGTATACCACCACCAGCTTTAGCATTATAACCTATTTCTGGATTAGTTGCACTAAGAGCGGCAATCCAATAACGTTCTCTTTCATTCATTTGTTCTAGAGAACTGCAGTCTTCAATAATTACTTTTTCAAAAGCTTCCTCACCATATTCTCTAATAGCTTTATGCAGAGGATACTCGGATCCTTTAAGGGATCTCACCACATGTCTATGAAATCTAGTGTCGATAGTATCTGTCGTACCCCCTACATAAATTTTATTATTAACTGTGTTGGTTAATTTATATATGATAAAATTTTCGTTTTCCATAAAAAATTGCTTTTTATTTTGTTATATACACATATAACGTAAAGCAAAGACTATGGTTCCCTTTTTTACCACATTATTTTATAAATTACGCCTCACAATCCATGATAAGCTCTCCGCAAGCCCTGGGATCTCTAAGCATTATGCCCATCTCACCTAAATAGAATACCGTGTAGCCGTCCTTACCATTAGATCTCAGAGTATTAATAGACTTGCCATAGCCAGACGGAAGAACTGCACCACCAGTAGTCCAAGTTACGAATTCACGATCCTTACGAACTACCTTAACGATATTAGCTTCACCATCACGTCTACCCAGATCCAGGAATGTCATACGATATGATTCCAGCGGTTTCAAAGTAACCGGATGCAACTTACGATTGTAAGTAATATCATCATACAGCGGGAAATACTTCAGAGTCAACTCGATACCATTAGTCATCTTATAAGTCTTGAACTGACCACCAAAAGTAAGGCTGTCACCAGAACCAGTTACAAATACAGTATCAATCAGGTTCATGTTAACTACCTTTTCCTTCAAAATTCTATCGAATTCACGGATACCCATTTCACCAGTCAATGCAACAAACTTACGTTCGTTAGTACCAAGTACATTATAAGACAGGTCAAACAGGAAGTCTTCCAACAGTTCTGCAGTAAGATGAGTATAGTAACGTCTATTAGACGGAGCAATCTGTTCCAACAGACCAGCACCAATAAATACTGGACGACCGTTAGTACCCTTCAGATTACAAGAACCATCTTTGTTTACATTAGATTTCATGTAAACCAACATACGTTCACATCTCTTATACCATTCGCGCAGAGCTACCATGTAAACCAAGAAACGTTCACATCTCTTATACCATTCACGCAGAGCTACCCATTCCTGATAATCAGCCCACAAATAAGACTTCTTACCAGTCTTAGGATCTTGCAAAGCAATAGCCATTACTGTAGAATAAGCTGAACCAGTAATATCATAGTTGATACGAATTGTAGTAAGATAATTACGCATCTTGAAGTGAGTATTATAGTTCAGGATATCACCCTCTTCACTGTACTCTTCAACAGCAGAAGCCAGACGAGATACTTGGCAACCCGGTTTCAAGAGTTCTGCAGGGATATAAGAAGTAGGCTGACCATCAGCTACAAAACAAGTATATACCCACAGGTTACCGTCCTGATACGGAGCACCTGCTACACGTACTTGGAATTCCTTATCGTCAAATTCCAATACAGCAGTAGGACCAAACCAGTTATCTTCTAACCACAGCATAATAGGTGTATTGCCAAGACCTGCAGTTGAATCATCTGTAATAGCTGCACCATTCCATTTTGCATCTCTAATTGTAACTGCTCTATCGGCATCAATCATTACATTCCACTCCCAGCTCGGTTGATCAATGGTCATTACATTACCAAGACCACCAGTAAGCATATCCAAAGAAGTGTTGTAACCATTATC